GTCCCCGGGCGAAAACCCAAAAAAGATTTTGTTGCTTTTATGTCACGTGATATTCTAGCCACATGTCATATTTATACCACTGTGTATTTTATTCGTATATGTTGCTAATATATCATGTTTAGTTGAGCCCTCAACTAACTGATTCGTATTGAATATACCTACAGCCTAAGCGTGCTGCCCGTACTCAGCACCTACTAACCTAGCCTCGAGCTGCACCACACCCCACCAACAGCGCCCATTCATGCGGTGCACCTGGCATCCGTACCGTGGGGCCCACATCCATATCGTTCACTCGCTATCCGTATCGTTGGTCAGCACAAACTATGGTGAGAAGGCACACCGTATCGTTGGCCCCCTATAATTATCGTGGCATTCAGTACCGTATCGTTCGCCAAGCCAAATTATCGTTCAAAAACACCCCCTAAAAACCCAATAAATACGGGGGTTTTAGAGTGCCTGGGTCCATCGTTGACCGGATAAAACTATGGTGCGAGGCGCATCCGTATCGTTGACCGAGCAAAAATATCGTTGGCCGGGGCACCGTATCGTTCGCCGGGCAAAACTATGGTGCGAGGCGCATCCGTATCATCGGGCCGCCCTTTGTATCGTTCAAACCGAGCGCGTTTCGATCAAAAATACCCCCTAAAATGACCCGAAAACCGTCATTTTTAGCCCCTTTTCGACCGTTTCAACGGCCTGCCGCTCGTATCGTTCAAGCCCGACTCGTATGGTTCGCCAGACAAAAATATCGTTGATCGGCACACCATATCGTTGGCGAGCGAAAACTATGGTGCGGACCACATCCGTATCGTTGGCCGGACAAAACTATGGTGAGCTGGCGCACCGTATCGTTCGGCACCGCCTCGTATCGTTGAAAATGGCCCTCAAAAAACCCAATAAATACGGGCTTTTCTGAGCCCCCTAACTCGTTTCGTGGGCCGGCGCACCGTATCGTTCGGCACCACCTCGTATCGTTGCCCGCACAAAAATATGGTGCGCACCGACTCCGTATCGTTGAGCGACTAAAAATATGGTGAGGCGCCGCACCGTATCGTTGGCGAGCAAAAACTATGGTGCGAGCCCGAACCGTATCGTTCGCTACCAACTACTATCGATAGGATAGCCGTCAGCTCCGCACGACGGCGGGGCGTTCTCAAGGCGCTGTTTCCATCCGTCGTGGCATGACTTGCATAGGCTCTGCCAGTTGAGGCGATCCCAAAACAGCTTTAAGCAGCCCTTATGCGGCGTCTTGTGGTCAACGACTGTAGCGGGCTCAATGCGCCCTTGAGCCTGGCAGCGAACGCATAGCGGGTGCTTGTCCAGATGCTTCAGTCGGGCCTTATCCCAGCGCCGGCCGTACAGATGCCGCCACGGCCGGTTAGCGTCGTAGCCTGGCACGACTAAGCCGCGAGGCGGCTCTTAACGGTCTTGCCCTTCGCAGCCTGCTTAGCGGCATAGGCGGCGGCCCGGCGCTCCCGGTCCATTTCCTTCTTGACGTCGGGATGGTACTTCGGCGGGCGGCCGTGGCCGCGGTAAGGGAATTCGCGGCCGGAGCGCTCGCAAACAAGAATCTCCGGCACCTTCTTTTTGGACTTAGCCACGTGTAATAGCTCCACACTTCAAAAGTGCAGAGGTATTATCACGCACAGATTGTCGCGCAAAATATCGGACTAAATGTCCGCGCCATTCCAAAGCTTCAGCGCCTTGCAATAGATATCGATCGCGTCGAAATATTCCTGCCGCTCGTAGATATCCATGTCACCCATGCGAAGCGCCTGCTTGAAAGCAGCGACGTCAACGCCGGCGTCCTTGAGTTTCTTGACGACGGCTTTCATACGTATCGACGCGTCACGCTTCTGTTCCTCAGCGTCGCTGTAGGTCGGCAGGGTCCGGAGCTTGCCTTTCATTCGCTCGCGGGCGGCTTCCATGATGGCCGTGATTGCTTCGTATTCGGCAGCGTTCGCCTTCTGAAAGGCGCGCTTCTCGTCGCGCATAACGCCCGTAGCTTCGCGCTTGTCGGCCGCCGCACTGTTGTACTCGGCCTTAGCCACGCGAAGCAGGTTCGCGACTTCAGTTTCATTTACAATTTCGGCGCAACCCGAATTGTGACCGATACCCGGCGTAGACACGCAAAATCCTCCTAATGCTGTGTGCGCATATTTTATACGCTCATTCAACGACTAGGACAAGCCGGTTTATTTGTTGTATGAGCGCCGGCAGGCAAGCAGCGGGCGAATTTATATTTATCTCTTAGGCCAGGTTTAAGTTGTGAAAGTAAGTCCGCCTATAAATCTGGATTCTGATTTTTGTTTTCGCGGTTCCAGGTTTTGACGATCATGTGGGTATTCTGGTAAAAGGCTCCCGCTGCCTCAAGCAGTGGACGTACTTTACCATACCCCCAGTCGAAACCCGGAAAAACTCAAGATGGATCGCAAGACATTGCTTGCGGCCTACCCTTTAGTGGGCGTAGGTCGTTGCGTCGCGCTCTTAGATCATGCGGACTATAATTATATCCGGCAGTGGAAATGGGAGCTGCGCAAGGCCGCTAACGGCCGCCTGTACGCACAATTTCTCTATAAAGGCGAACAGGGCCGCCAAGTTTTCTACATGCACCATGCAGTCTGCACGCGCGCCTACGGCCCCCGCCCGAACACGGATTGGGCTTGCGTCGCTACCAACGGCGACACGCTCGATTGCCGGCGTGAGAATCTAAGCTGGCGCCTCAAGATGGAGCTTAAAGACGAAGCGCTTGAGGCCGGCCGACGTCTCGGCGCTAAGTACGGCTACCGCGGCGGCTAGCCCGTCCGACAACTGATCAAGCGCACCGCTAAATTTCTAGGCCCGCGCAAACGCATAGCCGTTCAAATTTGTTCCGTTCAGCAGCCTACATTCTGTGGAGTGTGGCGCTTTAGTGACGCTACAGCCGTTGCCTGTCGGGCAACCGATGTTACAACTTCACTGCGATTCAAACGTCTGGTAGCGTCGTCGCATATTTTATACGCAGAAGGGGTTGTGATGTCCGCGAGACACTCAGTAGTGACCCGCCAGACGCGCTCGTTAGTCGGCTTGGCGGTGCGCCTAAGCTTAGAAGACGAAGGCCGCTGTAAGAAGATGGACGAACTTATAGATGATGCGTTCGCCCTTCACTCAGCCGCTTTGAATGCCCGCTTTGCGATCGCTAAGGGCCGCTCGCCTCGAGTTGCCTATGCCAAGGCACAGAAGGTTGCTGAGCGCTATGAGGCCCGCGTCGTCGTGAACGATGACGTAAACGGCATGGTCCTGGGCTTGCGTTTTACGTCGGGGCGCTACGGCTCCGTCTACCCTGTTTCCTAAACAGTCGCGTAAGCGTTCACGGCGGGCGTTTCCGAACAAGCCGCCGGGCGTTTATTTGGGGGCCGGCTTATAGCTGGCTAAACGCCCTAGGCGCTTTATGAGAACACGCGGAAACGCCCGCCAATGGCCGGTTAGCGTATGTTCGCTAAATTTACGCGACGTGTTTACGCGTTTTTATAGCTGTTCACTAAACGCACCCGCCGAGCGTTTCGGAAGCGCGATTTGCCACGCGTTCGGAGCGCGTTTATCTTCGGCGTGCATCGACCTTCTGTTTATGATGCCGTTTCGATGACCTAGTGTTGTTTCCTCCCGATCTTGACTAGCCCCCGGCGTCCTATGCGCCGGGGGTTTTGTTTACGGGTAGGCGATCCACCGAATAGGTGATGACGCTACAACCTGCTTCGTCGGTATCTTTTCGTCCAAGCCAAGCGGCTCGACAAATTTAGCGTCGGCCGTCGCGCGGACATAGCCGACGATTCGCGCCGAGCGCTCCTTTATTTGGATGATTGAGAGCTGCCCTTCGGTGTCGGGCACAACCTCCTTAGTGTCCACGAAATAAAATATGCAGTCGTGCCACATGGAAAGCGGCGAGCCGTCTGTATCTGCAATGACCGCGGATAGCTTGTCGATATAATCGGGCGCCGGCACGCTGCCCAAGTGGCGCGATGCCTTTACGATCATACCCTCGCCGTTTAGCCGCCCGACGACCTCTGCTCGAGGGTCTTCGATATCGTAGCCTAGGCGGTGCAAGACGACGCGGACGGGCGTTCGAAGGCATTCGGCCAAGCGTACTAGCTCTGCCGTTTTCAGTCGCCGCTTACGGTTGAGCGAGCGCCCTAGCAGGTTTCTATCCCCGCCCGTGATGACCAGTTCCGAAAGCCCGACGATGGAGCCGAAGCCGCGGCGCACCGCCATTTCTTCAAACCATTGATAGTCTGGCGCCGGCGGCAGCTCGTCGTCCTTGTAATCTTTTTTGTGTCGCGGCATGTCGCTGTTACTTTCCGGCTCATGATAAGAACGATTGGGATTGACCCCGGATTAGACGGCGCCATTGCGCTCTACGACGGCGCGAACGTAAGCGTTTGGGATATGCCAACGCTGAACGCCGGCACTGGCGGGAAGCGCATTGTAGACCGCGGCGCCTTATTCGATCTCGTCACGAACCTGGCCGACACCGCCCCGACCCTCTGCGCCGTGGAACAGATTAGCGGAGTGAGACGGCAAAGCGCGCACGCGGCCTGCGAGTTTGGTAAATCGGGCGGGTACTGCGAAATGGCGGTCATCGGTAATCGCATACCGATTCTCATGGTCCCGCCGAAGACGTGGAAAGACCATTTTCGAATCAGCGGCGTCTCGGATGACAAAGCGCGCAAGGATTTAGCCCGCAGAAAAGCATCTGACTTACTACCCAACGCTCGCGCCATGTTCGTCCGAAAGGGTGACGACGGGCGCGCCGAATCAGCATTGCTCGCACTTTACGCTTTTCAGCAATGCAGCAAATCAGTCTGACGTCAGATCAGATATCCGGTGCGTCTTTCTTGGCACGCTCTAACGTTGCCATGCTGGCGGACGTGCCGGGCTTGGGAAAGACGGCGCAAGTCGTCCGTGCGTGTGACATTCTCAATGTGCGATCGGCCACGGTGCTTGTCCCTAATCAAACGCTCGCCGCCAACTTCGCAGCGGAGTTTCAGAAGTGGTCGCTTCTAGGTCATGACCTTCATATATTGCGACGCGGCACGGATGAAGTGCCGAGCAAAGGAATTCTGTTTGTAACATATGCCTTGGCGTCTCGCTCTGAGGTTGCAAGACAGCTGATTAAAAGAAGGGCTTGTGTGCTCATATGCGATGAGGCGCACATGCTCAAAGAGCGGGCTTCCCAGCGCACAAAGACCGCGCTTCGCAAGACGGGGATATTCGGCAACGCACGGCAGACGTGGTTGCTCACCGGGACGCCCGCTCCGAACCATGCCGGCGAGCTTTACGTCTTCGCGAAGATCACGGGAGCCTGGCCGCATAGCTACGGCGCGTTCGTAGACCGCTTCTGCATCACGAATGAGAACGCTTTCGGCATTCAGATTATTGGCTCAAAGAACCATGCCGAGCTAAAGGCGTTGCTCGCTCCGTACTATATGCGACGGGATAAAGTTGAAGGCCGCCCGCCTTTGACGGTCGATACGCGCTATGTCGAAGCGTCGTCTTCAATCGATCCATACGAAAAGCTTTTGCCGGCCGATCTCGAGAGCGTGAAGCTTGCGATTGAGACGGGCAACTGGTCGCTGGCGGATATCCCGGCCGTCGCGACGGTGCGGCGCGCCGTTGGCTTGGCGAAGGCTGACGGCGTTGCGGAGCTTGTGAACGCCGAGCGCGACGGCGGCTTTAAGCGGCACCTTATTTTCGCGTGGCACACGGACGTCATTGACCGGCTGCAAAAGCTTATCCCGGATAGCGTCATCTTCGACGGCCGCACGTCGCAGACGCGCAAAGATGCAATAGACGCTGCGATAAAGAGCGACGACGGTCCGCCCGTCGTGATTGCGCAGCTCGCCGCCGCCGGCGTCGGCTACACGTGGACGAATCATGCGCGCGTTGTGATCGCAGAGCCGGCGTGGACGCCCGACGTCAACGATCAAGCGATAGCTCGAGCGTGGCGTAAAGGCCAGGCGTCACCCGTGCTCGCGTCGTTCGTGGCGCTAAAAGGCAGCCTTGACCAGCGCATAACCGCCGCCTTGCATCGCAAATCTGAAGACGTCGCTAGAATTATTTGATTTGGCGCGCATATTTTATGCGTACTTAACTTGCCATTTACAAATGTACGTATATTTTATGCGTACCGGGTTGGTGTTAAGTCCCGGTGCTTCTCCCAAAGGCGACGGTCGATTGAGCCCGGCCGTCGCCGTCTGAGACGCCTTCGTAATGCTGCCGCTAGTGGCGGCCGGATAGAGCTACAGCCCCAGCAAATCCCGTGCTTCCAACGGGTGAGCCATGGCGGGGCGCGGCAGCAGCACGAAGGCGTTTTGGACGCCCTAGTTCCATATCCGAGCGGTGCCTACGCCCGTTTCGGCCGATGCGTAGGCTTCGCGGGGGCTAGGGTTTTCAAGACGCTTTGAAATGCAACCTTATAGAGATACGATATGCAATTCGTCGCGACTTTCAACGTTGATGTGAAATTCAATGACCCCGCAAAATTCGCGGCGTTCGCGGCGGCATTCGAAAAGCTCTATGGCGATTTCTTTTCTGCCGACGCTCCCCCGCGGCAGACGCAGGCGGCAACACTTTCACCGGCGGCCCCCCGGCCGGCGCCGCCTGCCCCTTCTACTAGCGAAGACATGGGCGCGGATCGCGTCATGTTTCCGGCGCCCACGCCTCAAGAGGCGGCTACTGCCGCGCTAGACCCGGCAGGGGTGCCGTGTGGCGCGGAGACGACTGAAGCAGCGGCGCCGGCAGTCGCCGTAAAGCAACGGCGTCCCCGCGCCACTAAAGCCGAAATGGCAGCGCGGCGCGCGGCAGAAGCTGCCGGCGAGCCGAACCTTCCGAAGCCGCATGGCGGCAGCAACACCGGCACGACGCCGCCCCTTCCCGTGACGCTTCCCGTTCCGACGCCCGACGCGTTGAACGATAAGAGCGAGCTTCAGATGCCGGAAGGTGAGATCGGCGCACAAGACGTTGCCGACATGCTCGCGCGGCTATTCATGCTTCGCCCGGACGTCGGCCCGGAAGTCTCGTCGCAGCTTCTTTCGCCGCTTCAGCTTGGGCGCATGAGAGACGCGAAGCCGGAGCACTACCGCACGCTGTGCGAAGGCATGGTGCGCCTGTCTAGGGGGCGGTCATGATTGATTTTCTCGGAAACGCCGGCGAGCTGCTTATCATCGTCGGGCTGTTCGCGATCGTCTTCGCGTTCCTTTTCATACCGCTTGATATCTTTGTGGGGCTTGGCCCGAGCGCTCCCGATTTAGCGATGGGCGCGATTATGGGCGGCGCCTGTATGGCGATGTTCGGATTGCTCCTAGTCATCCCGCAAGCGTTCCGCGATAGCGCGTCCGAGCGCGATCAGTTCATGACGCAATGTCTCTCGGAGAAAAAGGAATATGAGTGCGTCGCGCTGTGGCGCGCCGGCGAGCGCAACACCGTCGTGATGCCAATGCCGATTGTGGTGCCGCGCTGATGCTTATCGAGCTTGTCTTTACGGCGTGCCTTCTCGCCCATCCGAACATCTGCAAGCCCGTCTCGCTTACGTATTCCGGCGAGGGCTTGACGCCGATGCAATGCACGATCGGCAGCGAAGCGCGCATTGCTGAATGGTGCGCGGCTAATCCGAAGTGGTTTGCGACGCGGCGCAAGTGTCGTCCGGCGCGGGTTTATTCGAAGGCATAGGGCGATGGAAATCGGGTGCATTCAAGGGGCAACGCGCTTTCTCGGCGCTCCGAAAGATTGGGACAAATCCAAGGGGCATTGCGGGACACTACCTATTCGCGACATGCCAACCGATATCGGTAACGCGATGGTCTCGGCGTGGCTGTTGAACCGAGACGAGATCGCTTCGCTCGCTTGTGGCAGCCCTCTGTATCTTCACATCTACGGAACGTCGCATCCGGTTGTTGGGCTGAGTGTCGGTGAGCCGCCCGCAGATGCCGATCCGATCTTAGAACCGACGCTCACGGCGGTGCAGCGCGTGCTTACTGAAAATGCCATCGAAGCAACGCATACGGTTGCGAGCAAGATTGCATGGGCGGCGGTCATCGCGGTGCATCAAGCGATGGGCAAAACCGATGGCGACTGTTCGGAGTGAGAAGCGCGAGCGCTTCGCGAAGTGGCTCTATATGCGCTTTCTCGGCGCGGACGATCCTAAGAGTTGGGAAGCTCTATTCGAGCGGCAACGGAATTACTGGCGCAAGCTGGCCGATGAAGGTTTGACGGTGGCGAAACAATGATCACGTTCCTAGCAGTCTGGTTTTATTTCGCTGGCGCGCTCTTCACCTTGGCAAAGGCTGACGGGCCTAAGCCTTCGCTACCCGTCATTGTAGGAGCTATTATTCTTTGGCCGGTGTTCGCCCCGATCGCGGCTGTTAAAGTCATTATGGATCGTGAGTGATGACCGCACACGCCGAACGCAAGCATCACGAGCTGGGCCCGTCGCAATCGCATCGCTGGCGCCCGTGCATCCCGTCGATAGCGCTGTGCGCTTCCCTTCCCGAACCGCCGCCGACGCAAGCCTCGCTAGACGGTACGCGCGCCCATGAATGGGGTGAGCACTGCTTGCGTAACGGCGAATGGGATGCAACGGAACACGTCGGGGATAAGCTTGAAGGGCATTCAGAAGCGCTTACGCGCGACATGGCGGAAAACGTCAACGCGCATCTTGGGCTAATCGAAAAAATCCTAGCACCCGAAGACGAGCTATTCATCGAGACGCGCTTCTCGCTCGCGAAGTATTTTGGCGGCACGCCGGACGGCGACGGCACGGCGGATTGCGTGATCTATAAGCCGGCGACGAAGCACCTTCACGTCATCGATTATAAGAACGGCTACGGCGTTGTTGAGGTTGAGGGCAACACGCAAGCCATTCAATACGCACTTGGCGCGTGGGAAATCTTCAAGTCGCGCGGCGTGCAGAAAATCACGATATGGATCGTGCAGCCGAAGTGCGGCCCGCCTAAGAAGTGGTCGATTAGCGCCGCCGATATTTTTGACCACGGCGAAGACCTTAAAGACGATTACGCCAAGACGAAGCTTCCCGGCCAGCCTTTCGTGCCGGGCAAGCACTGCCGCTTTTGCAAGGCAAATATCTTCGGCAAGTGCGCGGCGCTGCGTGAGCACTCCGAGCGTGAGGCGGCCATAGGATTTGAAGCGATTAAAGCCGATGCAGGCGCGGGCGCCGAGAGCGGATTTCTAACGCCGCAAGACCTTGGCGACATGCTGAAGCGCGCCGAAGCAATCCGCGTCTATCTCAAAGCGCTTGACGAGCTTGCAGAGAGCGAGGCGCGAGCTGGCCGCATCCCCGCCGGCAAGAAATGGGTAGCGACGCCCGGCCGCCGCATCTGGAATCCCGAACTAGGGTCGGATGAAGACGTAGCAAAAGCAATTCGAACGGTCGCGCCAACGCTCGCCGTCTGGGAAAAGACGCTGCGCACCGCGCCGGCCTTGGAAAAAGAGCTAGGGAAGGCCGATTTTAAAGAGCTTCAAGAGTCCTTCGCGCAGTTGATGTTAGAGCAACTGAAGCTGCAAACTCCCGCGGTAGCGTTTGGAAAGCTTTCGAAAACTGAAATTGAGCGGCTTACGTCGCTCGTTACGAAGACGGCTGGCGGCTTCTCACTTGCAGACGAAGACGATAGGCGGCCGGCGGTTGAGTACGGCCGCGCGGCAGAAGGCTTTGAGGCAATCACATGAAGACCCTTGAATTGATCAAACAGGTTTACGAGCGGTGCCGCGGCCAAGGCGCGACAACCTTTCTTGTCGATAGCGCGCCTATTGGCTCGGTAATTCTCGTCGGCAATCGGGTGCTCGCAGCGGACCTCCGCGGAAGGCTGGCGGCAAAGGATAGGAACGGCGTCACGGTTGTTAGCATTGACGCCTCCGATTGGCTTCGGGGTGTCTTGCCCGGCCCGTTGCTCATTGACAGTTCTGTTCTGCCGGTTTTCCTCGCCGGGACTACAGCTTTTGACCCTGAGAAAACTCTAACGGTTTCGGGTTTTGGGCCGGGCGTTTTTGATTCCGTTACGGCGCGGCGACTTTGCGAATGCTTGATGCAGGCGCAAGAGGAAGGTGTTCGAATTATCGTGAAGCCGTAATTTCACGACACATAAAAAGAAGCGCATAACAGGGGCACATATCAGCAACCTCTAGCTAGAGTTTTTCCATGGATCAGAAGACACTTGAAGACCTCGTAAGGAAGTATCCTTGCTTCGTGCTCCCCGAAGACGACGAAGGGCGCACGGCCATTACGTGCCCCGTACAGCTTCAGTTTGTGTGGCTCGAGAAGATGCGCACGAACAAGGACGATCCGAACGCTAAGCCGCGCTATACGCTGGCCGGCATCATTCCGTCGTTCGCTGATACGTCGGCGCTCGATCAGATCGCACAGAAGGCTTGGGTCAACGGCCCGCACGTCAGCAAGCGTGGCAAGCCAAAGAGCAAGCCACTTAAGCCGCAGTCGCAGAACGCAGAGAAGTATGAAGGCTTCGGCAACGACGGCGTTTATTTCGACGCGGCGACAATCAACGCCGTCGAAATCTACGACGCCAATATGCAGAAGGTTCCGGCAGATCAGGTTAAGCCCGGTCACTATGCACGCATCAAGATTCGCGCCTATTCGTTCGATAAGAACGGCAATTGGGGCGTGAGCTTCGGCCTTCAGAGCTTGCAGCTTGTCGATACGAGCGAAGTGTTCGCAGTCAGCAACTCCGGCCGCGCGTCTGACGGCTTCGAAGCCATGAACGCGCCCAAGGGCAACGGCCCGGCACAGATGCCCGCACAGTCTAACGGCGCTTCCACATTCTGGTAATCGCGTAGTGGACGGCTCCGGCCGACGCGCCGTTGTGGCCCGCCCGATTGTTCTTTGATTCGGGCGGGCCTTTTTGTCTCTGAATTTCGGGCTCGCGAAATGTCTACCGAATGGTGCGTAGTAGATTGGGAAAGCCAAAGCGCCGCCGAGCTGCTAACGGTTGGGCAAGAACGCTATTGGGAGGACTCGTCTACGCGTGCAATGTGCCTCGCTATCGCGTGGCCCGACGAGATTGATTTATGGATAGCCGGCGAGCCGCCGCGCGAACGCCTTGTGGATCACGTGCGCCGCGGCGGGCGCCTCATATCTGCGAATAGCGGCTTCGAATTTTGCGGCTGGCAAGCGGAGCGCCGCCGCGACCCCAGGTGGCCGGAGCTTCGCCTTGATCAAATGGATTGTTTGCTTGCGCGTGCGCGAGCGATTGGACTTCCCGGTTCCGTAGAGAAGCTTTGCGAAGCGGTTCGGCTTGGCGACAATAAAGACAAAGACGGCGCCCAAGCGTTGCGCAAACTTATGCGGCCGCGGCGTTACGAACCACTAGAGTTCTGGACGCCAGAGACGGCGCCCGATGTTTACGAGCGAATGTATCGCTACGCTAGGCAAGACGGCAAAGTTGAGCGCGACTTGCACTTAATGCTGCCACCGCTATCGGACTCAGAGCGGGAGACGTGGCTTCTAGACCAGCTCATAAACCTTCGCGGCGTGCTGTTAGACGTGCCGAGCGTGGCGCGAGCGATCGAAGTTATTAAGCAAGAGAAAGAAGACCTCCGCGCCCGCGGCCATGAGCTGTCGGGCTTGAGCCCGACACAGCGCGACAAGCTATTAGATTGGATACGTGCTGAAGGCGTAGACCTCGAGACGCTCCAAAAGGGCGACGTGGCTAAGGCGCTCGCCAACCCCGGCCTAAAAGAAAGCGTGAAAACGATCCTTGGTCTCCGCCAGCAAATCAGCAAGGGGAGCACTGCAAAGTTCGATCGCATGCTGAAGTGTGCTTGCGACGACGGCACGGCGAAAGGCCAGTACGTATATCACGGCGCCGGGCCGGGCCGATGGGCCGGCAAGAACATTCAGCTTCAGAACCTTCCGCGACAGACTAAGAATTTCAAAGCTAAAGACGCCGAAGCCGTCATAACCTATCTGAAGTACCCCAGCGCTGCCCAATGCATAAAATTTGAGTACGGCGGCGTTATGGAGCCGCTGTCTCTATCGCTGCGAGGCTTCATAAAGGCTCGGCCAGGGCGGCGGTTCGTTGCGTCTGACTATTCGAACATTGAAGGCCGTATGCTCGCCTGGCTGGCCGACGAGACGTGGAAACTAGAGGCGTTCCGTAAGTTCGATACGATCTTGCCGGGCGTTGACGCTCGGGGCGAGCCGCTCCGAGCCGGGCCTGATCTCTATAAGCTCGCCTATTCCAAGTCGTTCGGCGTAGCCGTCGAAGACGTGGACGACGACGGCCTAGAGCGACAGACGGGCAAGTGCCAGGAATTGGGCTTAGGCTTCGCTGGCGGCATCGGCGCGCTTCTAAAAATGTGCGCGACGTACTTCGTTGACCCGGCTAAGATCGCGGCGGCCGTTAAGGCGATTACGCCCGCTGAAGTTTGGGCGGCAGCTAGAAAGCGCTGCCCGAAGCTCGGAACGAAGATGCGTTGCGGGCTTGTAGATGAAGACGTTTGGACGGGGCTCCGCATTGTTGTCGATAATTGGCGCGCGGGGCATCCCGCGACGCTCGCCTATTGGGCGGCCGTCGAAGACGCTGCGGCCGAAGCGGTTATGTATCCCGGCACTGTCGCATCGGCGGGCAAGATCAAATACCGCATAGCAGGCGATTTCTTGCAGTGCCGATTGCCGTCTAGCCGGGTTATCAGCTACGTCTACCCCGAATTTAAGCGCTATCCGTCTATGGATTGGGAAGCGACACGCGACGAGTTGAAATATCGAATCGCAAACTACGCCGGCGCAGACAAAGACCCGGAGTTGCTCGAGCTAGGCGCGCTGCAAGAACGCCTCGAATTCCATTGCCGCGAAGAAAATATCAAGTGGCAAGCGCAGCTAACCGCGTGGAGTGAGAGCCTAGACGCCAAGGGTAAGAAGGTTTGGCGCTGCCGCCAGCTCACGAAATCCATTCTTGTTGAGAACACAGTGCAAGGCGCGGCGGCGTGCTGCCAGCGACAAGGCATGAAAAACGTAGAGGCCGCCGGCTATCCAGTGGTCATGCATTCTCACGACGAAATCGTAGCTGACACGCCGATTAGTTACGGCTCGCTAACCGACTTTTCGTATAAAATGTGCGACGTTGGCGAATGGGCCGAAGGGCTCCCAATTGTTGCCGCGGGGTATGAGGCATTTCGATATCGGAAATGATATGGACTTTTCAATGCTCAAAGTCGCGCACTGTAAAATAGACACGGCGCGCAACGTCGCGATCGAAGCGTTTTCGTATCTCGCTTACGCAGCGCAGCTCGCATCGGAAGCGGGAAACAAACCCCTGGCCGAACAGCTCGAGAAAATCGGGCGCGATACGCTGGCACTTGATTTCACGATTCCCCCGCCGAAGGGCTAGGATAGGCTTTCCGCCATTGTCGGGCTGATTGTGCTCATTTCTGAGAACGCTAGAGGTTTGTCTTGTTGAAAGCTTCGGACGACGACAACCTGTTTAGTGGCGAGCCGTGGGCGGATTGCGAAATCGAGTACCTCAAAAATATCTATGGGCACGCCTTGAATGTAGAGGTCGCCTTAGACCTGAAGCGCTCCACGAGCGCAGTCGGCGCAAAGGCATATGTGCTCGGCATCACGTCCCGGACCAACGCGAAGCGCTCCACGCGTTCGGATGCTGTGGCGCGGCGCGCGTTGACGCTCGCGCTACGGAGATACTTCAGAGGCGCGCATGACGCCGTTTGAATCCGCCTGCTATCTCGCGCGCCGCGGTCTTCGCGTGTTCCGCCTTAAGCGCGGGACGAAGAACCATTTCATTGATACGGATTGGGTGACGTCTGCTAGCTGCAACCTAGCCGATATTCATTCCGGCGATTACAACATTGGCGTCCTTACAGACGGGCATATCGTTATCGACGTAGACGCCCATAAGGGCGGCTATGAGAGCTTACAGAGTTTTGCGGCCACTCTGCCGCGGACGTTTACGGTCGCGACACCCCGCGACGGCGAGCACATATATTTCAAGGCGCCGGCGGGCCTCGAGCTGAGCGGTAACGTCGAAAAGCTCGCCAAGGGAATCGATATCCGGGCGCACCACAATTACGTCGTCGGCCCCGGCTCAATCTTCGAAGACCGCTTTTACACGATCAAGGATGACGCGCCGATCGCACCCGCCCCGGCGTGGCTCGTAGAACGCCTTACCGCCGCCCGCCAGCGTAGCGCAGACGCCCCGAAGGCCGTTGGCGAGCTAGACACCCCCGCCGCGATTGCAAGCGCCCGAAGCTACCTTGAGAGCGCGGCGCCGGAAGCCGTCGAAGGCTGTGGCGGGGACAATACAACTTATAAGGTTGCGTGCACCGTCCTAGACCGCGGCGTTTCACCTGAAACCGCACTCGAGCTAATGCTTGAGCATTGGAACGAACGCTGCGCGCCGCCATGGGAATACGACGATCTCGAGCGCAAAGTGCGCAACGCCGCCGAGCACCGACAAGCCGCGATCGGCCGCGACAATCCCGCCGCCGGCTTCGTGCCGATCGAGCTGCCCGACCACATCAAAGACCCGTTCGCCGCGCGTGTCTGGCGCTACAACGACACGGCGGAAAGCGTTGACGCTATCCCGCTTCGCGCGTGGATCGTGCCAGGCATCGCCATTCGGGAAAATATCACGGTGCTCGCGGCGCCCGGCGCGACGGCTAAGAGCACTTGGTCCCTACAACTCGCTATCGCCATCGCGACGGGCCGCGGTGACTTGATCGGGGCTGACGTCGTGGAGCGCACGGATGTTCTGATCATCAACAACGAAGACCCACTAGACGAAATGCGCCGCCGCCTGGCCGCAGCGTGCAAGCACTTCAAGGTGGACTTCGCGGCGATCGAAGGTCGAATTCATCTGTTTAGCGGCCATGGCAATAAGTTCAAGCTGGCGCGGCGCGGCAACGCGCGTGCGCAGATTGTCGAAGGCGAGCTAAAGCCGTTCCTCGTAAAATATATCCTCGCAAATAACATCGGCGTTGCCGGCTTCGATCCGCTCGTTTCGGTGCATGAGAGCAATGAAAACGACAACACGGAAATGCAGAGGGTTATGGATATCCTCGTTTCCGTTGTAGCCGAAACGAAAGCTGCCGGCCTCGCAATCCACCACACGTCGAAGCCGGACAAGGCCGCGAGCGACGGCTACGCCGGCAACGTCAACGCCGTGCGTGGTGCCAGCGCGATCAAGGACGCCTCGCGCATCACGATTACGGCGTTCGGTATGTCGCAGAAAGACGGCGAGCGCTACGGCATCGCGGAACACGTCCGGCATCGCTACGTCCGATTCGACGGCGCGAAAGAGAACCTCACGCTAAACGGCCCCGAACCGCGTTGGTTCGAAAAGAAGACTGTGCGCGTTGGCGCCGGCGAGGGCGAAGCCATGTGCGCGCTCGAGCCCGTGAAGCTCACTGCCGTTGCGCAGCCGTCGAAGAAAGACAAAGCCGTGATGCACCTGCCAGACGGCCGCTCCGAAGACTGGCCGCCCGCCACACCCCCGAATTAATCGCGTATATTTTATGCGTATTTAACTTGCTATCAATGCTTTAGCGTATATTTTATACGTGTAGGCGTGAGGTTCGTTATGCAAGTTATTGGCGTGGTTCTCATTCTCGGTTTGGCCGCTGGCTCCTACTACCTTTGGTGCCTTTGGACTTGGACGCGTGAAATCAAGACGCTCCGCGATCGTCTTCGGGAAGCTGCGGCGGAAGCCACAGCGCGGCTCGAGGAACAACGCTCCGAATGGGAAACCGTCCACGCTCGCATGAGGGACATTCATAGTTCGCTCAACAAATATGCGTGCGGGAGAGAAACGACGTGGCCACAGTAAATCGAAACGACACGATGCGCGTGTTTCGGACGATGCGCGGGAAATTGCTTGAGAAGGGCGTCCGGTGCGGGTTGGCGGATAGCTTCGCTATGGGCTCCGTCAAACTCTACAAGTGGTGCGTCCGTCGCGGGTGCACGAACCCGTTTGATTTTGTGACGAGTGACCGCCGCGTGGCTCATTACGTGGAGCAAGCGCGATGACGGAAGTAGCGGGCTTTCTTGCCGTTCTGTTCGCGTTACTGGCGATTGCAGCGGCGCTTTGGATCGCCGGCGCTCCGCACGTAGAGCCGCGTGAGCACCTCCGCATTCGCTACGCCGAGCCGCTTGACGGCGGCAAGCTCTATGCAATTGAAGATTTTAGAGACGCCGCCTAGGCGCATTTTCAACGGGGAGATACTATGAAAGCTATTCTTATCGCTATGGCGCTGTGTGTTGTCGCATGCTCCGAGGCCCGCGCCGTCTCTGCCAATGAAATCTTTCTGCGCAGCGTCGGCTCGATCGTAGAGACGAAGCGGCCAGGGGTCGTGCGTAAGCTGCGCCGCAGTCGAGCCGTTGCCCCGGATACGTACTTTGCGCACGGCCGCATGACGGGCAACACGCGCCGGCCGGGCAAGTGGTGCGGTTGGTGGATGCGCACGCAGTTCGGCGGCGGCCCGGAATATAACGTTGCTTGGAATTGGTCGCGTCGTGGCGTTGCTGCTAGCCCGCACGTCGGCGCCGTTGTCGTTTGGCGCAATCATGTGGGCGTTATCGTCGGCCGCGCGGCGAATGGGCGTTGGATCGTCAAGAGCGGCAACGACGGCGGCGCGGTTCGCTCGCGGGTTAGGTCAGTTTCCGGCGCGGTGTTTCGGGCGCTTTAAATTAAGCTTTCAACTTTGAGCTTGGCAGCGGCTAAGGTCTTTTCGTTGCCAAGCTCTATTAAATCTTTGCCGTCTGCCAGAACGTACCACGCGAACCAACCTCGCACGACGCTTAGGCGGACGCGGCCTAATATCTGGCCGTGCTCATTGGAGAGTGCCCAACTGCCGGGTTCGGTTTCTGACCAAGGGCGTCTGCGCACTTTGAGCAAGTCGGCTCCCTCATTGACTCGGTTGAATTTGGCAAATCCTCACGCCAGCCGCTTTAGCTCGGCGCACCATGTCGGCGGTTCCGCGTCCGCCAGGGAACGCAAGAACCATGTCCGGCTTGTGCTCGGTTAGCATCCGCTGATTGCGGATAGGCCCAGCCGCGCGGCCGTGTGCTTTCCAATCGGCGGGCACGTTGATCATGTGGACGTTGCGCTCCATCCCGCACCACTTCCGGGCCAGAGCATCAGCGCCAGTCGCACCGCCTTGAATGACTGTAATCGGGCCGTACTCGCGCCGGATGTTGTCGAGCACAGCGAACAGGGCCTTAGCGTCTGAGTAGTCGCGACCGCCGCATACCAGCACTCGCATTTGAAAGTCTCCTTAATTGGCTGGGGTGAATGTAACGACGAAGCGCTCTGGGTCGGTCGCGTCCACCGCTACGTTGCAATGATTTGCGTGTGCGAACTTTAGCAGCTCCGCCTGGAAGCCGTTCCAGACTAGAGACGCAAAGTCCCGCCGGCCTACTTCAATGGTGATCTTTGCCTCTGGCAGGCGCGGATTGAGCTTAGGCGCTGGCGGCATCTCGCCGCGAGGGAAAGACTGAGGCATCTATTCGGCTCCTATTCTTGACGTGGCTGAAGTTCCGCGCGGGCACGGTCGCAAGCCGCGTCCCACGCTTCACCGTGGTTTTGGATGACGGTAGCTCGTGCTAGCACCGCTTCACCGTTCACGCCTTTGTACCCGTGCCCGATGTGCATCGACTGAATCGCTCCGGCTGCACGCATCAAGGCTAACGACAGCCGGTCGCTTTGCTCGGAGAACCGCTTCCAATCGTCCGCCGAAAGTTCAACAGTCTTTCCGTCCGATGTGACGTGGATCATTGAAGCGCTCCTTTATTTGATCAGTTCTGCGGCCCGGTGAAGGTCTTGAGGAGTGACCTTGCCGGTGCAGCACATTGATGAAAGGTACTCGCGCTGCATCGCCCCCATCTGCTGAGTGTAGCGATACGCATTGGCGAACGGACGTAGCGCTGCCTCAAGTTCGAGGTTGCGGGCTAAAGCCTTCTCCAATTCGTCGTTCGCTATCTGGTGTGCGGTTAGCATGGGCTCTGCCTCTTAATCTAAGTCCAAACGTTGCGCTTCTTTTGCCATCTCGGCCAATGCCTCGCGGCGTTTCACCTTGTCCGTGACCCGCGCAAAATCAGGATGCTTGGCGAGGGACTGCATTAAGATCACTTGGTCATACGGATGGAACTCGTCAAACACCGCCATGATGCGGCGGGTCGCGTCTTCGACTTTCGGCGCTAACAGCATGACGGCTCCTTATCTTTTGCGTTGCCCAAGACGGGCCCGCGCTGTCCAAATTGTCCAACCCGGCATGAGCGCTAAGAGCTGAGCGTTAGTTTTCCGCTTAGAGCTGTGCCATATCTTGCGTGCAGTTTCTTCGGGCATCCGCCCTGAACGCTTCCGCCCGGTATGCTGTAGGTTAAGCGGCGGTTGGCGATCTTTGATCAACTTCGCTTCAGCCCGCAGCGCTGCCGTGCGCGTGCGGTGGCGAGTAAGCACGTTGATTGAGGGCCAACCTTCAAGCGGTCGGTGTGCCATGTGAGCGTAACGACGGCGCTCGGGGTTTGCTGTGCAGCCGATGTACACAGGCACGCCATTCACGATCAGTTCGTAAACCGCGAAGCTCGCCATTATCTGGCCTTTCCCCGAAGGCGGTTTATCTCGTCCATTCCGAACGTAGTGTATACCGTCGTCGGCGTGGTCCCAATCGCTGCGGCCACTTGGATTACCGACTTCCCCTGTTCAAGCATGCGCTCGGCGCGGGTTCGCTTAGTGCCTACGATCTTCGCCGGCTGGCCAACCTTGCCCCCGCGTTCCCGGTGCGCCTTAACGCCGGCCTTCGTGCGCTCAACGATTAGATCGCGCTCGAATTGGGCTAGCGCACCGATGACGTGAAGCAACAACTTCCCGACCGGCGTGCCCGTATCTATGCCTTCCGTGAGGCTTTTGAACGAGACGCCCGTGTCCTCGAAATGCTTCATCAGCCGAAGCAGGTCCGCCATGTCTCTAGCGAGCCGGTCCAGCTTCCACACAACGAACGTATCGCCGTCTCGTGCATCGGCCAGTGCTTTATTGAGCTGCGGCCGGGTCTTTGCGACGGCAGACTTGTGTTCCGACCAGATATTGTCGGGGAGCACGCCGGCATTGACGAGAGCGGCAATCTGCATGTCCAGATTTTGTTCTTCGGTTGAAACGCGCGCATACCCGACCAAGCGGGGGCCAACGGGTGATTTCTTTGACATACAGCCCTATTCCGCAAAGCCGAATTTGAATAATTTCTGGTCTAATACCTGGATTAGTCCTTGTCAAGACAGATTCGCGATGCTATGTTGTTTTCATCGAACAACGGAGACGGACAATGGACTACGCAGCCGCCAAGCAAATCCGGGACAGCCTCGATGCAAAGACGGCTCAAGCCGGCGCGGCTCTCAGTGCCTTCCCGAAACTTGCCAACGGGCTCACCCCGGACGCGGTGAAGTTCAGCCCTGAGTACCGCGCTGCCAAGGCCGCATTCGACACGGCTTTTGCAGCTCAGCGGGCATTCAACGGCAAGTTCGTTGCCACGTTCCGTAAGCAAATTCAGGCCGAGCGCCGGGCACGTTTCGCAAGCTGAGGAGGGCGTCAAATGCAGAACCCCGACGACATCGCCTACCTTGAGAACGCCATTAAGAACGGTCGAGCCACCGAGATTATGGACATGATCCGGGAGATGGATGAGGTTGTTCACGCGCTTGGCATCGAAGATGATTTCGAGAAGCCATCAGACCGGATCAAGCGACTGATCCGCGACAGCATCGAATAGGCGGCTCTTCAATGAGCCGCCTCAACGTCATGGCAATACCAGCAGACGGCTCCAAGCCGTATGTCATGGCTGTTGTCGATAGTCCCGAAGATGCGGAGCGCGTGTTCAATGCTTCGCGTAGGTTCCACAAACCGGAACCCCTAGGATACACATTAGAGGCGCCAGAGCCGCGCCGCAGGAAGCGCTAAGGAAAAGGCCCGCCGTGGACGATAAGCCGAAGACGGTAGGAGAACGCCTCTACGAGCTAGCCGTGCATTGCGCTGAAGGGCGCATTGGCACGGGTGCTAAAGACCTTAGCCACCACATGCCAGGGTGCCCATGTGAGACGCACCTTGTCGAGCGGATGCAAAAGAGAAAGTAAGGCCGCCGTGACGAAGTGGAAGCAGGCATACGAGGAAGGCGAGGCGCGTTTGGCTGATGCACTTCAGCGCAATCTTGCTCTCAGCCTCAGTCAGGACGCCCTAAAGCGCGAGAACGAAAAATTGCGCGATAGGATCAAACGCATGTTCGACCGCGTATGCGAAGCGAACGCTGCGCTCGAAAAGCGGGATAGCGAAAAAGCCGCACACTTCATCGCGCGGGCCAAGCTCGCCGCGAATAGCTAAGAAAGGCCCGTCATGACGCCTGACCAGAAATTTGAAATTCGCAGAGTCCTGAAATCTCTTCAGGATGACTTGGACAACGCAGCCAGTGCGGAGGCAAAGGCAGAGGCGGTTCAGTCCGCTTTGGTTTGCCTCTTGGACACGCTTGCGGACGATTAAGGAAAGGCCAGTCATGACCACGTGCAGCAAAACCCGGTTCAAAGTCTGGCGCGGCAAGACCGAAACACGCGTCTATGTGCAGGGCCGCTTCGCGCACCGTGGTTCGGCCGCACGTGCGGCTGACGGGCTGTACTTCCGCGCTGCGTCGGACGGCTCGGTTTACGGCGAGCCTTGCGGACGTGGCGAAATTGGCCGCGCCGCTATCGAGGCGGTGGCAAAGGACATGGGCTTCAGCACCATGAAATTCGACGATCTTGTGACTTCACTCGAAACGCAAGGATAAGGCCCGACCGTGCTCGCAACTGGAACGATACTGAAGGACAACGATCCGCGTGTTCCGGAAGGTACGCTACTAACGGTCCTTCGGAGCGACGGCGACCGCGTGCTCTGTCAGCGTGGCAAGAGGCAGGTCTATGTCAGCGTCAATCGGATTTACACAGACGGCAAGCCGCGCCGAAGCGGCTTTGACGTAGTGCCTCAGAGCTAAAGGAAAGGCCCGCTATGAACCTCTCTCGGCGCGATCTTGTGTCTTTGCTCGGCGGAGCCGTGGCCGCGAAGTTCATGCCGGTGGATAGCCTACAGGACCCGCCCGTAGACACGCTTACCAGACCGGCGCCGATGCACTGGCGCGAGATTCATGTGATGAAGCACTTCGCCCACATCGATCTCCGCAAGATTCATGACGAGCTATATCCCTTTGCCGAAAAGGGCGACACGGTTCGGCTAATCGTTCCTTGCGGCGTAACGGTTGGCCCGCCTGAAGCCGGGCAAGCCTGCATCGACATTGGCGATTGGCCGGAAGGCGTCAACATCGAGATAGATATGAACGGGCGTTTCGCCGTAGCCCGCACCTAGGAGCGCCCTTGTTCCCAATCCCGCCACACGCCGGCTTCGTCTGGTATCGCCGCAGCATCACGTCGCCGGCATTGCTTGAAGCGATGCACCGCGCCGTTGCGAAGTGGCTCGCTTGGCATTTGCGCCCGGCCTCTTGACACTCCGATTATCGGAGAGTAAGTGTGTTCGTATATTTTATACGAACAAAGGCGCTCCGTGCTCCCCGTCCCGCACAGCCTCACGATCGATCCGAGCTATGAGCCTTTCCTACGGCTCACGGACGGGCTGTTGCTGAAAACCGAAGACGTCGCGCGCCATCTTCGCTACGAAAAGCAATCTCTGCATAATATGCGGCAGCTCGGAACTGGGCCGGCTTACGTGAGGCTGCCAGGCGGCGCGATTCGCTACCGGCACTCCGAAATTCTCGCTTACGAACTTTACGGCCACGGCTGCGGATTGACCTTAGACCGCGTGGCCGTGGCGCTCGCAACGTGCCCCGGCCTTAAGCCGGAGCTGCGGCAGAAGATCGAAGACCACTTAAAATCCGTTTTATGTGAAAGAAGATAATGCAAACCGTTGTTCGCGTGCTGTGTGGCTTACTTGGAATCGCTATCGCCGCCCTGGCTCTAATCGTCACGATCGAATTTTATAGCTCTTACGGCACGAGCGACGGCACGCAGCGCACGTTTATCGCGCTCGCCATCGTGAGCATGGCCATTAAGTTGCTGGCGCCGGCCGCCGCTGCGAGCGTCCGCGGCTTCCGTCTCGTGCAAGCTGCCCTTTGGATTGGCTTCGGGGCCGCCGTCATCTTCGATAGCTTCGGCGTCGCCGGCTACGTTGAAATGACTTATGGCAGCAAGTCCGGCGAGGCGACGCGCTACGCAGACGATTATAAGAAGGCAAGCGCGACCGTCACGAAGCTCGAGGCGGACTATCAAGCTTATGCCGCGACGCGCCCCACGGGCGTTATCGATTCGGAGTTGAGCGCCGCGGAAGCGCTTGCCGGCACGTGTACAAAGCGGCGAGCGCATCTAGACGTCTGCGTAAAGGTCTCAGACTTAAAAACCGAATTGGCGAGCGCCGACGAGCGCGATAAGCGCGAAGCTAACTGGCGAAAAGCGAAAACAGAATTTGACGCCATGAAAAAGCCGGCTGTAACCGCGGACCCTCAAGCCGCGGTTATCTCGCGTATTGGGAGCCGGATTGGTGCTGACTGGCTTGCTGATTTTGTTGCCCCTATAATCAGTATACTGATCTTTATCTTCTTTGAGGTTGTAGGGCCTGCCGCAATGTTCGCAGCATTGCATGGGCAAGCCGGCGCTAAGCCTAATTCGAACCGGGTCGACGCGGCGTCGACGCCCGCTAAAGGCGCGCGATCGCGGCGGACGAACGGCGCGCCGACGACTTCTGACGGCGTGCTGACGGCGTTCCGGGCGTTGCTGGCGGGCTCTATGAGCTATCCGGGCGTGACGGCCACGGGCAATCGGATTGTCTGCCCCCAGCGCACCCTCGGTAAGGCGCTTGGAATATCCGGGTCGAAGGTGAATCAGCATTTGAAGGCGCTTCGGGACGCGGGCACGATTAGTACGCGCACCGTGCCAGAGGGCACGGAAATTATAGTCCTAGGAGTTTAATTTATGGCTGTTTTGACGGTTCAAGACATTGTGCAGGCGGGGCTCGCGGAGAGCTTCACGAGCGCTGCGGAGAATGGCGACACGTTCGTTGACGACGGTAAGCAGAATACCTTTATCGAAGTGGATAACGGTTCTGGCAGCTCTATCAACGTCACGGTCAATGGCATCCCGTCGTCGCAGCGCGTCTCCGGCATCGGCCCGGTGACGGTGCCGGATATGGTTGTTGCTGTCGCCGCCGGCGCCCGCAAGCTTATCGGACCCTTCCCCGGCGCGTACCGCACGTCGGCTAACGTTGTTTCGATCGCCTACAGCGCGCACGCTTCCGTGAGTGTTCGCGTTCTGCGCTGCGCCAAGGTCGATTAATTTTATCTACGTATATTTTATGCGATAATAAATCGTCCGCTGATTCACGGCGGGCGATTTTCTTTTGAGGGGGCCATGCGCGCTACCTACACGTCTCGCACCTATGCGCCGGAGCACGTCACGGCGCGCTACGTCCGCCGCTGCGTGTCGGGCGGGTATCAGTTTTGCGAAGTTGGCGCCGATCGCCGCTACGACATTCGGCAAGGCGTTGTAAACGCCGACGAACTGCCGGACGACGTGCGCAAGGCGGCTGACGATAGTTGCGGGCGCACCTTCTCTTGGACGCCGTGGCCGATGCTCGAGGCTGTGGAATGAGAATCCCGACGATCGCAATCAAGGTCGATATTCTCGGCTGCCCGCATGTCAATGAGGTCGCCAGCGACATGTGCCTTTTAGCGAACAAGCTCGGGGTCTCGGTGGAGACGGAGTTTAATGGCGTCGCAATGATCGCTTACCCCGGAAGTGCGGTTAAAGAGGTTGTAGCTGCGTGGGACCGCCTGGCGGAGATATTCCGGGAGCGCGAGAAGTGAGAGTGCTTGTATGCGGCGGCCGGAACTATAACGATCGCGAGCGGCTCAACGACGAGCTAGACGCGCTCGATAAGTTGCACGGGCCGCTATTCGTTTTACAGGGCGGCGCTACAGGCGCGGATCGCATGGCAATGGGTTGGTGCGCCCGTTGGTTGCCCGACGCCCCAAGGCCGTGTCAGACGTTCTTTGCTGAATGGTCAAAGTACGGCCGCGCCGCCGGCCCGATGCGCAATCAACGCATGATAGATGAAGGTCGGCCCGATCTCGTGCTAGCCTTTCCGGGCGGGCGCGGAACGGCGGATATGGTTCGCCGCGCTAAACTGGCCGGCGTGCCTGTTAAAGAGATTTAGGCTGTTACTTTCCCAACTAAAAAGCCTTAACCGGCACTCGCTTGACACCCAGCCGCACCGCCGGCGACTTAGCAATCGCTCTAAAACCTTGATTTTATTGGTCGGAGCGGGGAGATTTGAACTCCCGACCCCCAGTCCCCCAGACTGGATCACACATTATATGTGATATAAACGCGACCACGTAAACGCATATATTTCACGACAAAACCACTTCACATCCAAACCATATGCGCATATAATATGCGTCACTCAATCGGCACTCGGCGCCGCGTTGCAGCACCCATACGGCACCTAGAACCGAAGTTAGCGTAGTCCCGCAACGCGAGGGTAGCATTCGAGTTTCCGACCGCTAACCCTCAAAAGGCATTCCCATGACCACGCGCGCCCAAGTTCTCGCTACCAGCCAGACCAATACAACTAATCTGATTCGGAGTGCGGCTAGTGCGCCGGGTGCGCGTCTCGCTTCCATGTATCTCGAGCTTAAGGACTTCCGCGGCGCGGCGCCCATGGCGTGCGCATATACGCGCGAGCTGGCCGCCTGCTTAAACACGATCGGCCAGGTTCGTTTTGATGATTGGGAGACGCTGAAGCTCCTAGCCGGAGCGAAGGCGCCAAGATTAGAGGCCGCCGAATGAAGCCACGCTATACCCGACCATTTTTAGATGCCGTGGCGCGAATAGAATCCCGCTACCCTTATGCTGTCGTGGTGCCGAAGCGCGTCAAGGGGCTCCGGCCAGATGGCTACAAGCCTTCCAGCAGGAATGATCTTGGATACATCCCGTATGACGATCATGCCGTCTGGCACTTCTTAACCGAAGCGGACCTTCGCGAATTTGAGGCGGCGTTGCGGTGACAATCAGCGCCGAAGCTATCCGCAACATGCGCCCCGGCGACGTGCTCAAGGATCACGTTGTTGAGGGCCTAGAGCTTCACGCCAAGACGTCGGGCGCTAGTTGGTTCCTCTACTACCGGAATCGGGCGGGCGTCCGCCGGCGGCCGCGGCTAGGCTCCTTGAAGGCCCTCACGCTCGAGGCGGCGCGGCGTGTCGCCCGGGCACTTAACGAGCGCATCGCCGCCGGCGAAGACCCTAGCCAGGATCGCCAGACGTACCGCGCGAGCCCGACCGTTGCCGATCTTTCCGACGAGTACATACGCGTAAAGGCTACGCGCGATGACAAGCCCCGAACGCTTGACGAAAAGAAGCGGCGCGCCCGGCTCTATATCAAGCCGTTGCTCGGCAAGCTCAAAGTCGTTGACGTGAAACTAAAGGATATAAACGAGGCGCTCGATAAGATCGCCGCGAGCCAAATCATCCGCCGAGAGATGAAGGGCGACGAGGAAATAGAAATCCCCATGGGCGGCACGACGGTTGCCCGCCACGTTCGCTCCGATCTCTCCGGCATGTTCCGCTTTGCCGAGCACGATGACTATAAGTGGCGGCCGCGCGATACGAACCCGGTGCGCGACGCACAGACGTTCAAAAAGCCGAAGCGCCGGCGGCACCTACGAGGCGACGAAGCGCCCAAGGTCGCGATTGAGCTAGACAAGCTGGCCGACGAGTACCCCCAGCGCGTTGCGGCGTTGTGGATCATTCTATTAGCCGGCACGCGCGTCACGGAGCTGGTAACGGCTAAGCGCAGTATGCTGAACGGGAAATCGATTGTGCTGAGCGAGCACAAGACGGACGCCACGGGCGATGAGCGCGTGATAGTGCTTCCCGGCCAGGCTCTCGCCATTCTCGAAAAGCTCCCGGACGACGGCAGCGGATATCTGTTCGGAAAAGAGCTGGCGAACCTAGACGGCAAGGACCGGGCGCGGCAGCTTATACGCACCGTTTGGGAGAAGGCACGCGAGCGCGCCGGCTGCCCGGACTTGAGGGTGCAAGACTTCCGCCGGACGTTCGCAAGCGCCGCGTTCAGCGCCGGCCGAAGCTCTGGCGCCATTGGCGAGCTGCTAGGGCATAAGGATTCTAAGACCACGGATGCTTACACGTGGCTCTTTAACGAGGCGGCCGAAAAGGCGGCACAAGATACGGCCGACGAGCTTGAAAAGAGGATGCGCGGCAATGGCTAAAGAATATCTGTGTGAACTCCACGGCCGACGCACATTGCTAGAAGCGCCTGATTGTCCTTTGTGCCAACCCCGCGAAACGCGGCCATTTCTAAGGCCCATCGTCAAACTGTCTGCTGCTGAAGTGCTTAAGCGATTCGGAGCACCCTTGTCCGCGGGGCGCGCGGCTAATGGAGCTTCTAGCAGTCTATGTCGCCGGACTTACTATCGGTTTCGCAGTCGGGGCTTGGATCGCGACTGCGGCTAACACTCGGAACTAATATAGGGGGTAAGACTATGAAATTCTTTCTCGGACTAGCTGCGCTTTTGTGGGCAGCGTTTGGCGTGCATTCGGTCGTGCTCGCACGCACTGTCTTTGACGTTGGCATAGGCGTTATCTTGCTCTCGTTCGCCGTGCTGTTCGTCGCCGCGATCGGGATGCAGCAACCTAAGCGCGACAGCGCGCCGGCATAGCCCGATCGATCGCGATAACTAAACGCCGCTCGAAATTAAACAGGCTGCCGTCGTTCACGATAATCTCGTTGAACGGTGCGAGCGCGGCGAAGTCTTCGCTTGCGTGCCGCGGGACGCGGTTGAAGTCTTCACGGCTGCGGACGATGCACAGCAAGAGGCCGCCGCGCGCCTCGATCGCTTCGGCCTCATTCGTAAAACGCACGTCGTCGGCAATCACAATATCGTCCGCGTCGCACTCGCCATCGAGTGCGTGCGCCCACGCTCTAAGCCAGAGGTCTTCGCCAATAAGGTTGCGGCCCCATTCGGTGCCGAGCCGTTGAAGCGCCGTCCGGGCGCTACGGCCGCAAAGAAGGTCTAGAGGCTGTTCCTTATCGGCCGGGGCGCCGTACAGATGCCGATCGTCCACGCCGAGACTTGCGAGCATCCGCTTTAACGGCGCGGCGAACGGGAGCACCTTTGCCCCGTAGCGCTTTTGAATGATCTTTGCCGCGGTGCTTTTGCCGGCCCCTTCCGGCCCGCACAGTCCGATGATCATGGGTAGTTTCTCCGCTTTTCGACGCCGATGCTCTACGACGTGCGTTCCGCTTACTCATATCGGCTCGCAATGCTGTGAGAACTTTAGCGCCTAAAACCGGGTCATTGAAAATTGCGATACGGCCAGCTGCCGTGTCGGCGTTCGGGTTAAAGAGCACGAAGACCGACGCACCCGCCTCGCCTTGCACGTAGCCGTTCGTTACGGCGTACATGTCGTGTTTCTTGTAGCCGCGGGCGCGCACGACATGAATCAGCTTGCCGGTTTCTTCGAGCTCGAAAGACTGCGTGCCGAGCGTGTGCAGATGGCCGCAGAGATATAAGTCCGCGGCGCCGCCGGAGAACATCGCAGCGCGGCTAGGGCCGTGCGTCTTGTTATAGATGCTCGAGCCCTTAAAGTTGTGGCTGGCGTGAATGCGGAACGCCTGGCCGCCGGCGGTGCGAAGCTCTATCCGGGCCTCCCAATCCGCGACGTGGTAGGCGCTATCTGCGAACAGCCCCACGATGACGTCGCCTTCGTTCCACTTGTCATGGTTGCCTATAAGGCGGAACAACCACGGCGCCGCGTCGGCCGATAGCAGCCACTTTAAGAGCTGGCGGCTTTCCTTGCGCGTGACGCTTTGATCGGCATATTCGCGGACGAGACGCCCAACCCAATTGTTAGACGCATCGCCCATGGCGCACGCGTAAAGGCCGGGGGTATTGCGGCACAGCTCGAGGTCGCGGCGAAGCTCCGGCCAATCGCAATTGTTATCGTCGGCGTGCTCGTCTCCAAACACGAGTAGCCCGAACGGCTCCGTCTCATTGACGGTAATCGGAATCCACCGCTCGGCGTCGCGCTTAGCTTTCTGGCGCGTAAAGGACGCACAGCGGCGCTCGATAATCGTCTCTGTCGGTTCCGTGTCGTCGGGAACGGCTGCGACGCTAAATGCCTTGGCGGCGCGGTTGCGCTCGCTATCTAGACGGCCGCGCATGGATGGGCGGGAGATACCAACGGCGCGTGCCGCTGCTGCAATGCTGCCGTGCTGTTTGACCAGATCGGCCATGGGTGTCTGCATTCTCGTTTCCTCTACTGTTGCAGAAGCGAGAATACGGCGGGTTGTGACGATTGAGAAAATTAGGAAGCACTACGCGGCGGATAGGGCCTTCCACATTCACCCTACATTGCGCGCCCTGGAGAACGACGCCAAGTGCTACGGCAGGAAGGTTTGCACCGTGTCACCGCCGCGTAGCGCTAGCTCTGTTCGAACTCACGCTTAAAGATCGTCTCAAGCTCCGCGATCGATGGCGCCGCCGAGCCCGACGAGAAAAATGTAAGTTCGATATCGTCGGTTGCGTTTACGTCAACTAGTATCAGGCAAGATCGATAGTTGTTCGGATCGAACAGCGGCGGATCGAAGCTTTTCGGATCGTAATATGCGGTAATCTTGCGAGCCATTAGCCGACAAGCCCCCGCATAAAGGCTACGCCGCCTTCGATCGCCGGCACTGCGAAGATCGCGACGATTAGAAGCCGATCGCGTGCCTCGCCAGAGAGCCAACCTCGCGTAGGAAAACGCCAAGCTTTTCTAGGAGCGGTACGCCCGTTGTTTGCATTAGGGCGCTTGCGGCTATTACGACGATCCACCTTACGCGCGTCTGCACAAACTGGCTTAGCTCGCGAAACCCCGCCTCGAGGTTTGCGAGCCTTTCCCCCAACGCTATGCCCGTTGATAGCTCCGTTGGCGCCTTTGATTTTCGAGCCATGCTCAAACTCTCTTAACAGTATTTGGGACATGGCCCGAAACTCACTTACTTGCGCTTAGAGACGGTCTTCTTAGCGGGGGCTTTCGCGGCCGGCGCTTTGCACTCGCCAACGGCAGTCAGAATCTGAGAGCGGAACTCTGTAAGCTGCGCAGACGTGGCGGGCTTACTGTCGCCCATGTAGGCACTGACCTTGCCGGCGCCGTACAAGCCAGCGGCGAGCACGATAACGGCCAGGGCGCCGACAGCGGCGAGCTTCGTAGGGACGCGGATAGCAGCGCTAGAAAGCTTGTCGCTGTTCCACCAATCGCGAACGGCGTAGAGTGCCTTAACGAACCAATCCATGAATACCTCTAATCGGGCAAAAAGCTGCGGTTGAAAATAGACCGCGCATCGTCGTCAATCGTCTTTGCCTTTGACGGCTTGACTGTGCGCACGATCGCGGCTCGCTCTCTTTTCACCTTAGAGACGTGCACTCGCAAATCCTGCACCGGAAAGAAGCTGCCGCCGAGGTAGACGGCTACGAGCGCGCCCCACGTGGCCGGTTCGAACGTTACGCGGTAGATGCTGCGGAGTATCCATCCGAGCACCGTCGAAATCGCGTTGGCGAGGAATTCGAAGACGACTTTAACGATGCCGCCGAACGGGCCAAACGTATCGAGCAAGCGGACGACGGCGGCGATACGCGTTACCCAAGGCAACGCGGCGAGAAGTACCGGCCAGTAGCTAAGCCACTCCATCATTTCGCGCGCTCCGCTTTCCACAGCTCATAGATCGCAATCGAGATCGCGCCGGCGACGACGGTTCCGACAATGCCTTGAGCTAGAGTGAGATTGAACCAACCGGCGACTTGCTGCGTAGCCGTGACGGAGCGCCCGGCCTTATCAACCGCGTCGGGCAAGATGCCGAACAGCCAAAGCGCATTGTTCGCCGCCCAATCCGCAGCGCCTTCGATAAACGCCCACACGGCCAGGGCTGCGGCTAGGATCGCGCGGAACGGGCTCGAGTAGACGACTTTATGGACGGGCTTCGGGCCGGGCGTGACGCGGCGATAGCCGGCCGCGTTCTTGAGCGGCTTCGTTGCATAAGCGACGGAATTGAGAACGTTGCCCGCGATCGTCTGGCACGTGCCGGCAGCCTTATCGACGGACACGACGAATTCGACGTGCCCTAAGCTCGGATCGCTCGTGCGGTTCTCCACGCGGATATCGCCGCGGCGGACTTTACGCCACGACACGGCCGAGCCGATGCCGAGATATTTCTTGGCGAGCAACGCGTCTTTAGGCGCCGGAATGTTGATGTTGCATTCGCGGAGCCGGGCGCCGGCGAACGCCGCGCACCAAGGCGTTTCGTCTGTCGTGACATCGGTGCGACCGCACAGCGCGAAGTCGCGGATAATGTCCGGGTTATTGCTCTGAGTGCCGGCGAACTCTTTTCGCCCAAGCGCCGCGATCGCCGCATCTACCCAAGGCGCGTCAACGCTCGAGCTGTCATCGTCCGCCGCCGGAATCTTGAAAACCATGCTGTGCGCCTTCTGCCACTCGGCATCTGTCATCGGATAGGCTTCGCCGGCCTCATGCCGCGCCATAGCCTTTGCGAATGCGATTGCGGTTCGGGGATTCTCTAGGAACGCTTCAGTAAGCGTGTCCGCCGGCCCTATGAGGCCGTCGCGCGTGAGCACGTTCAGATAGCTGTCAACGCTGTTGCCGCCGCTCCACTTTGCGATTGCAGCCCGCAGCGACATGCCGGTATATGAGTTGTAGAGAAGATCAAAGAGCGCGGCGGCGCCGGATACTTTGTCCGGGAAAGTCGCGATTTGATTGGCCTGGCCGTCCTTGAGCGTCTCGGCGCCAATCGCACCGAATTTACGCGAGCTAGGCCCCGGCCACATGGCGCCGGGGTTATTATGTCGAATGGATGCAGGCACAAGAGGCATAGCCTTTTATGCCAGCTAGGTTCACTCGCTCAAAATTCTGTTTAAAACTTTTCTTCTGGATTGATGTTCCTCAAAATTAATGAATCATGTATTCACTATTGGCGGAGGTTCACATGCATTTCTTATTAGAGCCGGCAACATTTGAAGACTGCTGGCACATATTCGATTGGCGCAACGATGAGGCTACCCGCGCGGCTTCTAAATCGTTGGCGCCTCTTGACCCGACTAGCCATGAAAAATGGTTTGTCACACGAATGAATATGCCTTGCCCAAACTTATTCATAGCGAAGTTAAATGGCGTCCCTGTCGGCTCGGTGCGCATTGACGACGGTACGCTGTCTTATATGGTCGCCCCGGCATTCAGGCGGCGCGGCGTCGCCAAGGCTATGCTTGCGGCGATTAGGGTGCAATTTGGAAGCCTCAAAGCCGAAATCAAATCTGGTAACATTGCGTCCGAAAAAGCCGCACGGGCAGCCGGGCATCACGTACTCATACTAGAAGACGCTTGACCTACACCCCAAACCTTCCTCGGGTTCGGTTAAACAACCTACCGAGCTGTGTACTGGTCAATGCAACGTCCCACATAGCAAAGCAAGCCATTCGACTACCACTCACCATCGGCACTACTGCGTTTCCGCCCGCACCAACCTCCATAGTGTAAGTCGCATTGCTTGCGGATGGGCTTGAGTAGGTTGACGTGAACGTGTCGATATCGTCGTTGATCGCAATCAATAAGCCGCCCGCCCCGGTAGCTTCATTTATTGATGCGGCGACAAATGACCATACGCCTTGGGGGACGGGGGACCCGTGCGACAACGCCATGATATTGCCGCTGCCCGACGATGCCTGCAAGGTTAGCGAATCTGCCGCTGCCCAGCGAAATGTTGCGCCTACGCTTGATCCAGCCGTTCCATTCGTTCCAAAAATTGGATAATTGGATGTCGTATTGTCTGACAAATAGATCCATGCGGCACACGAGAAGATCGCATTGTTCTTGTGAAGCGAGTTGATGAATGTGTCATTGGCGCTCGCCTTGCGGAAGTAATCACCGCCATCGCCCTGCCAATAAGCGGTAACCTCTCCGGCCGTCCCAGTGAAAGTCGGGTCTGACGCTTCGGCGCTTACGGTAGCTCCCACAAAGAAGTCGCGGCCATTGCCGCTAGTGTCGGCCCATGTTTGGCCGCTGCCTGCATACGAACGGACATCTGACGCGTCGAGGCAAACCTGCAATCCACTTTTGAGGCTAAGCTGCTCGATTGCGCCTTGGAAGCGCATCGAGTTGCCGCGAAAAATTCCCGGCGCAAGAAGTGTACTCATTGCAGAGCCGTAACGCTGAGATGTGAATAATTCGCCCAGCGAACCATTGAGCACGAGAACCTGTGCCCGTTGGTCGTGGTAAACGGATCGCCATCCGTGCGGTCCCAATTCGTCAGAGAGATCGCGCCGGCCGAGGCATTATTCGTGATCAGGACAATAGCAACGCCATCCGCACCAATTTCGTCCAGCGTGTGCGCGCCACCGTTTGTGTAGTGCTGTGTGAGTCGGGCGGCTGGGTTCACTACAACAGTCATCCCCACAGTAATTGTGCCAAGAGATTTTGAGGTAATACCTGCGCCGCCAGTAATGGGCCCTTGGTTCTCCACGTCTGTTTGTAGTCGATTAGCCAAAGCCGCCGTTATCGCCGCCGTATCCGAGTAATCGGCCGGATCTTCAGCCGACCACGCGTCTAGGTTCAGGCTGTACGCTTGAACGTCTTCGCCAATCTCAAGCCCGGTAATGACGTTACCATTCAAGCTGAGATCGCCACCGAGCGCCGGCGCCGGATCATCCACGAGCGCCGTCAAGCCGCTCGCCGCGCTATACGACTGCCACGCCGAACCGTCGTAGACCTTCAACGCGCTACTACTAGTGTTCCAATAGAGATTTCCAACCGCAAGAGGCCCGCCGTCATTGTCTAGCGTCGGGTCCGACGCGTGCGGACCTAGATACTTGTCGTCAAAGTTATCGGCGGCAAACTCTGCGGCGGCTTGCGCGGCTTCAGCCGCAGCTTGTGCCGCTTCGGCCGCCGCTTGCGCAGTTTCCGCGTTCGTCTCTGCCGTCTCTGCATTCGTCTCGGCGGTCAGCGCGGCGTCTCGAGCTGCTTCGGCCGCTGCTTGTGCAGCTTCGGCATTCGTTTCCGCCGTCTCTGCGTTCGTCTCTGCTGTTTGGGCGGCACCTTGCGCGGCAATCGCGAGCGCGGCCGCAGCTTCGGCATTCGTTTCCGCCGTCTCTGCGTTCGTCTCGGCAGTTTCGGCAGCAGCTTGTGCAGCTTCCGCGGCGTTCTTCGCCTCTATCGTGTCGTCTAGGATGTCTTGCGCCTGAGACACTGTAAGCGTTGCAAGATGCATCCAAAATTCGGTGTCGCCGGGCGTGTCGGCATCGGGCTCGTGGTTCAAGTTGTCATCGACTTTCGACACGAACGATTCGACGCCCGATGTGCCTTCGTGCGAGACGTAATCGCCTACGGCATACCCGATATCATTCTCCCAAGCGCCGCGCGGCGTGAAGACCGAAAAATCAGTTTCAGAACCGCGACCAACGCCGACGTATCGCAGCGTCTTGGTAAAACTGGCCGACTCTGCCGTAATCTGATAAGCGCCGCCCGACGCGTGAAAATACACGTGGCCAGCGCTGCCGGGCGCTGCCGTGAATGGATTTGTAAGCGGCACGAGCCCGTCACGATCGGAGTAGATTAGCGCCAATGGCTGGCCGGGGATATCGCGGCGAACCGTAATCGTCGGTTGGTCAATTACATTGCCGGCGTCATCGACAATCGTCGCCTGCCATCGTGCCAAAGTCATAAAACAAACTCCTAATTCACAATCAAACCTGTACGCGTACCGGTGGACTGATACGTGATGAAACTGTTGCCATCCACGGCGTTGCCCGCCGCGCCGCCAGCAGCGCCAGAGGTGTTCACCGCCGGGAAGGGCCCATGCGCTTGCGATCGGCCAGATTCGCCGGCGTGGCCTGCCTGACCTACGTCGCCGCCATCGCCGCCGTCACCGCCGTATGAATTTTCTCTAGTTTCGCCGTTGCGTCCCGAAGCACCGCTCGCGGAACCGCCAGTTGCGCCATTCGGCGAGCCGCCAGGTCCCCCGGCGATACCAGCGCCGCCGCCGCCCGCTCCGCTACTGAGTTCGTCGCGTTGATTTGAAGGAAACCCGTATCCCCAAGTCGCGCCACCGCCGGAACCGCCGCCACCGCCGCCGGCTAGAATGGAGCCGTTGTTATCGAGCGTGACGTTCTCGCGCGTATAGAACGCCGTGCCGCCCTTTTGTCCGGCCAGGCCTACGTTCGTGTAGCCAGAAACCCGATTGCCGCCCTTACCGCCGGCACCCCGGATAGAGCCGTTGTTGATAATGATAAGGTTGTCTTGATCCCAACCCGCAGGCCAGCTTCCGACGTCAAACGCTTTCGCCGTGGCCGACGACGCGCTTACAATTACGCCGCTTTGAATGATGCAAGTGACTGTGACTGTCGCCGCGTCGCTTTCAGTCGGCGCCGGGTAAAGCGTATCGTGAAGCGTGCGGAGATTGACGTTCGTCGCATTAACGTCAATCGTAATGACGCGGTTGTTTACGTCATTCTCTCCCAAGAACGTGTCATCGAAGCGCATTTCTTCGGCTTCGACTTCGTACAGATCGGCGCCGGGGTTAAGGCTCGTCACCTGAATAGGGACGATCTCTTGCGCGCCCGTAGCGTCTTGAAGATTGTTCGCACTCAACTGATATCCGGCGCCTAAAATCGGCGTCAGATTGCCATACTTGAACACGTCCAAATTGAAGCGGCGCGGCGGATCGCGGAAGCGCCCAAGCTGAAAGCCATTCAAGCGCTCGGCAACCGTGAGACCGCCGAACGGAATCCAACGCGAATAGATAATCTTGATCTTGTCGGAGCCGTATTCCGCTATGGCGTCCGTGTTGGTCGTCAGCGCAGACGACAAGTAATTAGACGTATCGTCAACGCCCTCGAGCGGGCTCCGCATTCCGAAGAATGTCAGCACCGACGAAATGCGCCGGTCGGGCTGCTCATTCGACGTGAGGCTTCCTTCGCACACGTTATCGCGCGTGAAGACTTCAGCCGCCGCCGGCACCGCGCGGATAACACGCAATCGCAATTGTTGCGCGACGTCATCCCACCATAGCGCGAGCGCCGCTTGCTCAATCAATTCGGAGCACAACTTTTCAACCGGCGTCGGCTCCGCGATCGTCGTCGTGTAGACGAGATCAAGATAGCTATCGACTTCGTCCGCCCACGCGGTTGAATCGATATAGTCGCCATCCACTTCGGCGTAATTCACTAGCAGGTCTTCAATGATCTCTGCCGGTGTTTGCGCCGAATACACAAGGCACAATTGCACGCGCTCGTTCGCATCATGCGCCGCCGCGGTCGTGTTCTTCTGCGCACGCGTCAACGTTAAGGTGTTGCCCGACCGCGTGAACGCGCAAACTTCCTTGCCACCAATATTGACGAAGCCGGACGCAGGGTACTCGGCGTTACCGATGCCCGTAGGGCTAAGCGTTGCGGAAGTTGTAGAGCTGTTGATGCCGGCTGCGAGAAAACCATTCGAGGGCCGCGGGGCTTGCGCGCGATCTTCGTCGGCCAGCTTCAGCACGTCTTTCGCCGTAATCGTAAAGCTGCCGTCTGTCGTCGGGCCGTCAAAGCTCTCAATGATATAGTGCCGGACGTCCATATCCTCTAGCGCCTGGCCGAGCACGCCGCGAATGAGGCGCATCGGGCGCCCGGTTAGGTACGGCTGGCGAGCGCGAAACTTGCCCCAGAACGTGCCGCGCTTGAATGGATCGTAAGGCCGATCGGCTAGGTACTTGTCGAAGCCTTCGCCCGTGTCGCTGTGTGGATGATCCTTGAACTTGACCGTCACAGAAGCGCGCTGCCCTAGGTCTTGCCCAAGGCTGACAATCGACGGCCGGAACGAGACGCTACTAATGCTCGGTATCGCGCGGATTGTCTTCGGGAGATAATCAGTCGCTTCGGCAAAGCGCAGCGTCGCCGGCGAGTTGGCGAAGTTCTCTTGATCCTGGCACGTCTTGAGAGAGTTGAAGCACTTGATAGCGCCCGTCGTCGGAATAGACGCGGTGCAAGGCGCGGCCCCGTAGGTCAACGAGCAATAGTCAATATCAATTTCAACAAACGTGAGTAGCTTCAAGAGACAATACCGCCGAAACTCAACTCAACTTCCATAAAACCATTCGGCTGCGAATTGACCGGCTTCGGGTCATTCGTCAGCCACACATAACCGACTTCCGTAGGGTACTCTTGCGAGCGCCACGCGAAGAAAAAGCAGTTTTCTTCAGCGAAGCTCAAAAACGGCTCTAAGTGCTCGCGCACCCAACCGGGCGGCAGTTGCGTGAGCTGCGCGCCGCTCGCCGCCGACTGTTGCAGCACGACGCGGCCTAAGAACTTTCCGCTTTCACTTCTGTTGCTCGATACGCGCGTTTGCTTGCCAAGATTAATCGGCGTGTGCCCGCCGTAGATCGGCCGGGGCAGCACGAGAAGCTTGCCGACGTAGAGAACGGCGAGCGTCGGCGCAACCGCGAGCGGCGTAAGCTTCAGCCGAAGTCCAATGAGCGATTGAGGCGCGAAGCGGAACAGCGCGGGTTGATCCGTCGCAAGGGCGCCGGCCGCTAGTTCAAACCAAATCGGCGCGCCTTCCTCGTCTAGCTCCGCGTAGCCTTCGACCGAAACGATTATGCGCGCCGTACCGAAATTGTGCTCGGCAATGCCGACATAATCCACCGGGTCAGCGCGCGAGATATCAACCGTCACGTACTGGACGTCGGTACTCAGCGAAGCCCAAATCAAATTCGTCGCCGGATTGGCAAGGTTGGTAACGGGATTGTTCGGGTCTTCGCTATCAGCCACAACGTTCGCAATCGTCACGAGTTGCTCGTAACCGATAATCGGATTTTTGCGAGTATCGCCTTCCGATTGCAGAACAAGTGACGATGAAATAACGGGCATCAAACCACCAACCGATAGCCGTCAGACTGCATATCGCGAATGCGCTCAAGTAGATTGCGCAACGAGCGATGATCTAGAAGCTCGCCAACCTCGAGCCCGCGCACCGTAAGCGTTTGGTTAGACGGCACGTTGCCCAATCCGCCGCCCCCGCCCGCCGCGCCAGCGGCCGACGACGCACCGCCCGCAACGGATGCACCGCCGCCGGAGCTGTTCTTGCTTGTGCTTTGGATGGAACGGACTTGCGCGAAGCCCATAGCCGCCTGCATTGCTGCCATGGCGTAGCTGTAGGGCGGTGGATACGAAGCGAGCGCCTTCGTGATGCCCTGATAGGTATTGATCAAGGCCGAAGCTGTTGCCGCCGTCTTGTTGTTGGCGAACATCGTATCCAGGAAGTTGGCCGTAGACGAAAGCATTGACTCGTTAGCGCGCTCTGTCGTCGCCTGGACGTCTTTCACGCCGCTGCCAAAGTCACTCCACGTAATCGAGCCTTCTTTCACGGCAGCCGTAAGCGCCGCCATCTTCGCTGCGGCCGTCTCCGTCTTGTCGCCTATGAGATCGTCAAGGGTCATAAGCTGCGCTTCGTGCAACTGATCCCAAGCCTCTTTCATTTCGGCCATTTGTTCTTGATACGTCGGCGGGATAATCGAAGCTGCCCACGGATCAAGCGCAGCCGGCGTCCGGTCTTGCCCCTTAGCGTTAGGGTCAAAGCTAGCACTTCCGATTCCCGGCTGTGCAAAGCGGCCGGCTCCAAAAGCGCCGTTCAATCCTCCAGACGCAAATTGCCCGGTGCGCCTCTGTGTTGCGGCGCCTGCCCAAATGGATTCACCGCTGGCAAGCCCTTCCCACAACGAACCGCCACCGCTAGCGTCCGACCAAACTGACCGCGCCTCGCGCATGTGTTTTGTGGCAAGCTCAAGCGAGCCGGCAACCTTCGTCAAGGCCGCGGCGAGCGCATTCGAAAAGCCTACGCTGTCGTCTAACGCGCCCGCGAAGAACACGAGCGCGTTGTTCATCTTGTCGAAGCTTTGCGCGATCGTCGGGTTAGTCTTTGCGAACTTCTCCGCGATTTCATCCTGGCTCGCCAAGATCGAATCGCGCACGACTTTCGAAGTAAGGCGGCCTTCCTCTGCCATCTTGCGAAGCTGGCCGATAGTGATGCCCATATGCTTCGCGATCATGTCCGCGACGACGGGGAGCTGTTCCATAACGGAATTCAACTCTTGTCCGCGAAGCACGCCAGACGCCATAGCCTGCGACAACTGACGAAGCGCGCCGGCGGCTTCCGCCTGGCTCGCGCCGGACACAACCGTTGCCTTAGAAAGCGTCTCTGTCAGCTCGAGCACTTCATTCGTACTTACGCCAACGTCCTTAAGCGAGAACGCGAGACGCGCATAAAGCTCGTTGACTTCCGCAACACCGATACGCGTCTCTTGCGCAGCGGCATAAACGCCCTTTTGCACATACTCGAATTCGGCCGCTGATTTGGTAATCGCCTTAAGACGATTTTCCATGTTCGAATATTGATCGGCCAGGCGTGCGAATTCCCGAACGGCGTAGCCCGTGCCGGCGGCGGCAAGCATCGCCTTAAAACTGCCCGCAACGCGCGTCGCGTGGCGCTCCGTATTGTCGGCAAATTTCGAGACGTCTTTTTCGCTACTAGAAAGCGCGCGACGAAGCTGTGTCGTATCAGCTTCAAGACGGATTAGAAGTCTTTCCAGTTCCCCAGCCATTCGGGTCGCCGTACTTTCGAACTATGGCATCGATTTCGGCGTGCGTAATCGGTGCGGGTTTAGACGGTGCGCAATTAAAGCGCTCCCATCCTAGCCACGCGGACCAAAATTCCCAACTTGTGCATCTAACAGTTTTGTAGGGGAGCCAGCCCATAACCGCGCCAGCCCCTATAAAAAACTCTAGTGGGAAGCGCTCCGGTTCCCGCGCGTCGCGGGAAGCGATTTTTTTCCCTTATCTGCACCTTCGGGGCGCAAACAAAGCTCCATAAGGATCGCCGTTGCCGCGCCAAACGCATTCACAACGCTGGCGGCGTCATGCTGCATTTGCTCGAAAACTTCATCATGCGAAAGCTTCGTGCCGTTGGCGTCAAGCGCGATGCGGATCACGTCCACAACCGCGGCAAGGCGCGCCGTCTTATCGACTACAGCTTTCGTAAGCGCGAGAAATCCGAGCCCGGTCGCGTCTTCGAATTTCGGGGCAAGCGCAAGCTCTACGCGAACTTCGCGCTTAACCCCTCCAAAGGTGAATTTTACCGCCATTACTCGCCCGTAAACACGATTTCGCCGGCAGACTCGTAAGTCTGATTGAACATCACGGCGTCGTTGTACTCGCCGGAAAGTTCGATCTGTGTGATCTTGAAGGGGCCTTCGAACGTGCCGAACCCCGGGATGAGAAGCTTCGCGTCACGGATTTGATTGCTCATGACGGCTGCAACCGCGGCGCCTTGGCCCAAGTCGCTATCGTTGAACGGGCCTTCGCCGCTGATTGACGCCGAGCGAATGCCACACTCGTCAAGATAGTGGCGCCAGCGGCCGGCACTGTCAGAATTCGTGACGTCAACGCCTTCCGCGTTGATCGAAAAGTTTTTGGTCCGAAGACCGCCGACAACGCGGTAAGTATCGGTCCCGTCTTTGAGAGAAATAACAACCGCAGAACCGCAAACCTCAGACATAAATCAAAACTCCTAAATAGGACTAGCTAGTGCCCTAAATCGTTGAACACCATGCCACGTCTCGCCATCTTCGTCTAAAAAGACGTCAGATAATTTCTGACGTACCGCCGTAAATTGATAATCGCCACGCACATGCTTGCACTTCTGCAACCGGCTTTTGATTTCGTGCTGCATGTTCTTGACTTCGTGAGGGCCCTCCGCGGTTGACCACGTGTGGATTTCAATCGTCACGGACGAGCCCGGCGCGAAGTCGTCGTCTTCGTGAGACTGGCCAAATTGAATGTATGGGAACCCGCCGTCACCGGGCGGCTCCGCGCCTTGCCGAACGGCGGGAAAGGCCGTCTCAAGTTCGGTGTTGACGATCTCTTGAAACGTTAAATCGGCGCCAGGCATTAGAACGCCCCCGAAGATGCGCGCTTCAGTGTGCGATTCACCGCGCTATCAATGCGCCGCAGCGCATCCATAAGCTTCGCCCTAAACGCCGGCCCGATGAACGGTTGCGCAGCGTGATACCGCGTCCCGTACTCTTGGAACAGCGCGACGAAGCCGCCTTTTTTCCATGCCTGCTTAAAGCGGGGCTCGCTCGAATAGCCAATGCGCACGGATAGCCCGTCCCGCGAGACGACAGAGCGCACCTTACCCGCCATAATGCCGCTCTCTTTGGGGGCGCGCTTTTCGATCTCTTGCGCCAAAAGCACGCCGTTCATGGTCATGACCATGCGAAGATCGCTGCGCAGCACTTCGGGAAAGCGCCGTAGCTTTTTGCGCAACCGGCTTTCGTTATAGACGCGTCTACGTGCCACTATTCACCGCCCCGGCTTCTGCGACGATCTCAAGAGGCAAGGCGCGCGTCGGCGGCGTGCGCACGTCGCGCACGTTCAGCACCATGTTGCCGTTCGTCGCCCACACAATCACATCGTCCGTGTTGACGTCGGTTCCGCGGCTATCGACTTCGATATCATAGCGAATGGTTCCGCGGAGCTTTCCGGCCAGCTCGATTTCAGTGTTGGCGTTGCGCCGCTGCGGCGTGACCTTCGCCCAACGCGTCGCAATCGTTGTTAGAGTTGTATCGTAACCGCCGTCCGCGCGCTTCGTGCGCGACTTGCGCTTGATCTCGATACGTTCGCGGCGTTGACCTATCGTCATCGGATCAACACCCGCTTGTGCGGCCCTAGGAGTCGTCTAATCGCCGGGCTTGGTTTCACTTCCTTGCCCTCGTCGCCGCGATCGGCGCCGTACAGGCCCGCAATTTCAATTTTTACCGCATGGCGGATATTCGCGGGCACCTTGTCGGCCGTCTCGCCATAGCCCGCCGTAAACTCAATCGCAACTGCGCCTTGACGCTCCCAAGTCGCCGGCCAGCTCTCGCCGGTCTTCAAATATACATAGCCTTCGTCCGTCGTTTTCACGACTTCGTAGGTGTCGGCCGAAAGCGTTTGCTCGGCGTCGTTGTGGTCGAAATATTTTATGCTTGATACCAATTGAAGCGGCGGCATCGGCAAGGCGATGCAGCGCGCGACGGGGAACCATGGGAGCTCGAGCTTCCACACCTGATTGACTAGCGCACGCCGGAGCCAGCCGTCGCGGCCGTCAATGCGCGCCGTCGCCGTCTCAATCAGCGATTCGATATAGTCGTCGTCAACGTCGTGCTCAATCCGAAGATGCGCCTTCGCCTCATCAACAGACAGCAAAGGGACTGCCGGCGGTGTGACAAGCGTTAGCTGCATCTTCGGATTTCCTTTTCCTGTAGACCTAGCGGTTAGGCTTGGTCCGCTACCGGGCCGAGCGCTGGGCGCATCGCCGCGACAGTCGCCGCGAGCGGCGTTCCCGAACCGTGCGTTCCGCTGAAGTCTGCGAGAAGCTTCAAATAGCGCTTGCCGCCGATGTAGCCGAAGCGATACGCGGCCGCCGCGGCGTGCTCGGCAATGAGCGACTTGATAATGCCGCCCGTACCAACGCCGCCCGTCACGCCAAGCATATCGTCGTCCGTGACGGCGACATAACTCGAGTCATCATCGGAGTGCGTAAGCTTGAACTCGATTTTGTTCGTGCCGGAAAACGTGATGCCACCGATACCGACATTGAGCAAAATTTCGGCGGCGCCGAAGCCGTCAAGATCAACAGCGGGCGGGGTGTTATCAGCGCTAAGCGCTGCGGCACCAATCATCACCTTGGCGCCAATGTCAGAATGAACGTCGAAACGCATTAAAGAGTATCCTTGAAACTGAAGCTGCGTTTAGCAACCTCGAATGAAAACGAACGGGAAAGCAGGGCCGCCGCTAAGCGGCCCCGCTCAAGTTAGGCGCTGATCTTCAGCAGCTTGATAGCTTCGTAATCGTCAACGTCACCGCCGACGCGCTTCGTCATGTAGAACAGGACGTAAGGCTTCTGCGAGTACGGGTCCTGCAAAATGCGGGTACCGATACGGTCAACGATAAGATAGCCGCGCTTCCAATCAGCAAATGCGATCGGGAACGTATTTGCGCCGATGTCCGGCATGTGGTCGTCAGGAATGACCGGATAGCCGAGAAGCTGCGACGGCTCGCCAAGCTGAATCGACGGCTGCCACAGATAGTTATCGTCGCCGTCCTTCAGCTTACGAATGACCGAAATCGTAAGGTCATTCATAAGGAATTTGCCGTTCGTGCGATAGCCCGGACGCAAGCTGTGGACGAGATCAATCATCGCATCCACGCCGTTATTGTTGGTGTCGGTCAACGCGTTCGCGACGCCAGAAATCTTAAAGCCGAGCTTGCCCCACTCCCAAGACCCGTTTGCGATCTTGGTCTGCGAAAGAAAGCCCTTCGGCTTCTTTACGCCGGAGCCGCTGACGAAAGCCGAGCCTTCGTCTTCTGCGAACTTAATATTCACTTCGCTGGCAAGCCAGGCGCCGATATCAAGACGGGCGTCGTCCAAAAGCTTCTGCGTTGCCGCCGGCATCGCGTACAGCTCGTGCGTGTCGAATTCACGCTCCGAAAGACGAACGCCAGAGGTCGTCGGCCGCGCTTCCTTTTCCCCAACCCAACCGCTTGAAGCGCCGCCAAGGTTGTAGAGCTTCGTATAGGAGTCGGTGCCAATCGACATAACGGACGCCAAGCCACGCATTGCCGAGCGAAGCTCGAGCACGCGCGTAATCGCCGTCTCAACCGCAGTCGGGACGAGATATCCACCGTCCGGCTTGCTCTGCGTGGTCATCGCCGCCTTGATGGCCAGGGGGTGCAGTTCAGCGCCAATGGCGTTGCTGCGCTCGCCGCCGCGGAACCACTCGCCAAACTTATTGGCGTAGTCGGTTTCCTCAGCCGTCGCGCCTTGCTGACCGGCACCGCGAAGCGCTGCGGCAACCTGCATCTGCGTATTGAGGTCGCGAAGCTGCTTATCAAGCTCCGTAAGCTCGGCGTTGATGCGATCCGTCGTCTCTTTCGTAACGACGTCGGGGTTGCCTTTCTTCAGCTCGGCAAGCTCTTTGTCGTGCTGATCTTTGAAGGCTTGGAAAGTGCGCTGCATGTTATCGAGCGCGGTCTTCACTTCCCCCGGCACGGGGGTAGCGTCGTTATTTGCAACGCCACGCGTAAGACCGGGCACAAGAAGGGGTTTGCGGTTGCGGGGGGCAACCGGCACAATCAATTTATTCAAGACAAACGTCCTAAATCTAAGGGTTACTGATAAGGGCAGCCAAACTCCGGCTTGTATCGTTGATGGCTGCCACGAGCGACGAAAAGTCTTCGGCTTCTTTCGGGAGCGGAAGCTTTTCCGGTTCCTCTTTTGCCTTGGACTTCGCCATGCGCCGCGGCGTCAATGCCTTCGGAACATTCTTGAACGGCGAGAGATCGAAAGCCGCTCTAGCGTCGGCTTCCTCGCTCTCGTCGGTGTCGATAGTCGCATCCGCAAAGCCTTGTTCGATCGCCTCTGCGGCGGTCAACCAAGTCTCGTCATCCATTTGCTGTTTGATGTCGTCAACGTCGCCGCCCGTGCGGGTCGCATACGTATCCGCCAAACCGGCGTCGATCTTCTTAAGCAAATTAGCCCTTGCGGACATAACTCGAGCGTCGCCAACGGCAACACTCCACGCGTTATGGATCATAAAAAATGCGTTCTCAGCAATCTCTACTCTGTCACCCGCCAGTGCGATAATCGAAGCTGCGCTAGCGGCAAGACCAGTCACCCGTACCACAACGTATGCTTTATGCGCAAGTAGGTCGTTGTAAATTGCGATGCCGTCGAAGACGTCGCCGCCGGGCGAGTTAATGTTGACTACGATGTTAGACGACGTAATGCCATCTAACATTTCGCGAAATTCCTCAGCGTTGACGCCGAACCAACCGCCGATCTCCTTATAGATATTGATCTCGGTCGTGTCGTCGCCGCGCGCCACGCAGTCAAAACGTGCGTTACTGCTGTTAAAGAGCGGCTTGCGCGAGAGTGCCTTAACGCTGGCCTGAACCTTGGCTAGAGGGCTGCGGCTCGGCTTCTTCGCCGCTCGCACCCGCGGGGCCTGAAGCGCCGGGACCTGAGACGGCGTATTTGTCGGCTTCCGGGTCCGCGATTGGGTCTTTGCCTTCGATCTTACGCCAGTCATTTGCCGAAATTACTCCGTTGCGCTTCTGAATCTGCAAACCATTCTGACGAGCGATAAAGTCGGCGCGCGTCAAAAGGTCAGTGTCGAATTTGACAACGAAGTTAGGCCGATCATTTTCAGGTATCAAATCGCGCAAACACGCTTGCTGAATGTTCACGATATACGGCATGAGCGTATGCACGAGAAATCCGAGATTCTGTTGCTCGATACCAGAGCCCCAAGACGTGCCGCGCTCGATATCGCCAATCATGTGGGGCGGTACGCCGAAGAACATCGCAATTTCGGAACGCGTCAGTTTCCGTTGCTCGATAAATTGAGCGTCGGCCGCGTTCATAGAAAGCTGCGCCCACTTAAGCCCGGTTTCGAGAATAAGCGGACGGCCGGCGGCATCCGAACCCATGAAATTCTTTTCGAAGTCCTTGCGGATGCGCTCGAAAGCTTCGTCGCTAAGCTCAAGATCGGTATAAAGCACGCCGGACGGGCGCGCACCGTTCTGCATCATGCCGGCGCCGTGCTTTTCCATTTCGACGGCTGCGCCGACAGTGTTCCGCGCGTGCTCAAGCACAGAAAGACCGCGCACGCCGTCCGTTGACAAGCCGCGGATGTGCAGAATATCGCTTTGCTTGAATTCCCGAACGACTTCGCCGTTCTGATAGCGATACACAATCCCGCCAGCCTTAAGAACGGGCGTCACGCAACTCGGATCAAGGTGCACAAGATCAGCGATCTCGCCCCGGTAGATAACTTTTTGCGCGTAAAAGTTACCTTTTATGAGAATATGCGTCACCACCATTTGCAGAAATTCAAACGGCGATTGCCAGTAGTTCGGCCGCAGCGCGAGCAAGCGATAAATGGGATGCTTCGTGTCAAGAACGTTCTTTTCGCCGTCCTTGCGGTAGAGCGACAGCGGCAACATGGCTACGGCGGTGGCCAAAAGCCTTACACAAGCCCAAACCGCCGCAACGCGCATCGCCTGGCCGTCCGAAACGGCCCCGTAAATGGACGATCCGCCATCAAATTTGCGGATAATCGCCTCTTGAATTTGCTCCGGCGTGCTCGAAATGCGCCCGCCTTCCGCCGGCGTAGCGTGCCCAAAGACGAATTTTTGAATGGCTTTCGGGCTCAAAAACGCCAAATCGGAACGACTAGAGGACACGCATTCCCCGCTTAAGATACACTGAAGCCTTCTTTGGCTCCGGTTTTTCAGCATTCGCAGCCGCATGTAGCGACATTGCGAGCGTTACCGCGCCGTCAATTCTCCGGTTCCGCTCTCTCTTGTCAAATTTACGGTTGCCTGCCGGGTCTAGGACCACGCGAACGTTCGAAAGGCACCATGTCACGATCGGGTTGCCGTCGTGATGCAACGTGTGCTCCACAACATGGTGCTCGAGCGCATTGACCGCGCCGGCCATGTCCTTGAACCCCTGGCCGTGCTCTATGAGCTTGAAAGTTTCCTCCTCAATGCCCTCGTATTCCATTGAGGTCTTCAAAAAATTGATGTGGTAGCGATCGAAGGCCGTCGCCTCGAGAGCGTGGCCTGCAATAAACGACGCGATGCCGCGCACGACGGCGCGATACGAGATCGATCGGCCGGGGAGTACGATAAGCCAACTGTTTTTAGCCCACTCGCGATACGCGGCGCCGTCTTTCGCCTCTCTGTCAGCTAATTCCGTCTCGTGTGTCCAAAATAACGACTTCGTAGCGACGCAAACGCCGTCCGGCTGAACCCAAGAGAGCGTAAAGGCCGCCAAATCGAGCTGCGAAGCGAGGTCTAGCGCGCCGTAACACTTCAGCCCGCGCATAGCCTCCGCATCAAATGGGCGCTCGCACGCGCGCCAGTCGCGCGAATTCACGAGCGCTTGAGTGCTATCGACGCGCTGATTCAGCTCGAGCGCGCGGAAAGCCGCTTCCGCCGCCGGCGATTTACGCGCCTTTACGGCCAGGGCCCGCATGTGCTCGATAGACTTGATTGAGCCTAAGCCCGGATTGGCGAGCCGCCAGTTATCTTCGTTGTAGATGTCCATACCTTCCGGCACCGCGAAGACCTTGCCGTAAAAATATGGATCGCCTAGCGCGCCGGCTTGATGCTTGTCGGCGTCGTTCGCCATGTCCGTCATGACGTGCTGCGGATCGCTGCTTTGCGTGGAGATCGCGAGGAATAGACCTTCCTCTTGCGCACCGAACGACGTCGTAAGGACGTCGAATAGCTCGCGGTCCAGGGCTTGCGCCAGCTCGTCATAGATCACAAAGCGCGGGTTGCCGCCGTGCTGGCGCCGGCCGTCCGCCGCGAGCGCCTTATAGACGCTGCCGTTGTGGTAGCAGACGATACGCTTGACGCTATCGAAGCACCCGCACATAGCCGCTAGATCAGGGTCTAGCTCAATCATTTGCTTAGCGAGCTGGTAGATATGCGCCGCCTGTTCGCGGTCAGACGCCGCGGAAAGGATGCTGCTATTCTGCTTCGCTTCCGGGCCGCACAAGAACACAAGCACGAGCGCCGCGGATAGCGCCGTCTTGCCGTTCTTACGCGCGACGCTCCACAACGCACGCCGAATGAGCCGGTGCCCCTTGTCGTTCACCGGATCGAACGTCTCGCGGATAAGCTCTTTCTGAAATTCCTCGAGCTTGAGCGGCTCGCCTTGCCCGATGCCCGTAGGCACGCGAAGCATTTCAATAAACTCAATGATGCGATCGGAGCGCTTTACGCGTTCATTAGGTGCGCGTACTTGCCGCCCACGGTGTTCTTTGCCCCCCGCTCCGGCACCTTTAGACTTACGCGTGCGCCCGGGTGAAGGCCGAGCTTGTCGGCGCACCGGAGGATTGTTTCCGTCGCTGCTTTCCATGACCTAAGTGCGGGGTTACTCTTTACGTCCGAAACATAAACTTCGCCTGTAACCTTGTTAGTTACGTGCGTAGTGATTGTTAGTCCATTTTCGGCAACGTCCACTTGTGACTTCACAAGCATTGACCAAGCCAGAGCGTAAGCGGCTAGCATCGTCGTATCCAACGCGCCGTAAAGCCCGGGCGGCATAGCAGCTAAAACGCGATCCCATTCGAGCGAAGCGATTTCATCGGCCGCGACGATGCTCGGCTTAATCGCCGGCATATCCGAAACGGGCTCCGCTTCATTTATCGGCAGCCGCCCCGGATTTCCCTCTAGCAAACGCAAATGCGTTGGCTTCTTTTTCGGTCCCCGTTTTCCCAATTTAAAACGCCTTCAAGTTGTATAATACTTTTTACCCTAAAACTTTCGCAAATCGAAATTGTAC